ATGAATGTATATGTATATTGCGACGGAACGAAACGTAATAAGGACGGAAATATACCTGTCAACATTGCTGTAAAAAATAAGAATGGTAGGTTTTTCGTAAACACCGGACTTACAACATCAGAGAAATTTACTGGTCGTGAGTTCCCAAAGTCAGAGAAGAACAGAATAGCCAAGAATGGTGCATTAAACAGGTATATTGCAAAGATTGAAGAAATGTGCCTAAATTATACCGACCTTGACAACAAGAAACTGAAAGCAAAGATTGGCACAGAGGTATTTGGAAAAGGTTTGTGTTCTGATAAAACGCTTGCCGACTATGTACATAAATATATGGATAGTGTTGTGTCTGCTGGAACGAAAGAGGTATATGCTCGTACAGAGCGGCACGTGAGAATATTTGATAAGTCGGCAACACTGGAAAGCGTGGATAGAGAATGGCTTGAAAATTACAAGAACTACTACTCTGAAAGCCTTAAAGTGAATACGATAGCTATTGATTTGCGAAATATTCGTGCCGTTTTTAACAGAGCAATAGACGACGAGATTACGAAAAACTATCCATTCAGAAAGTTTAAGATTACATCTGAGCGTGTTGCAATACGTAATCTGACGGCGGAACAAATTGCAAAATTCAGAGATTGCGAGGTTGAGCCGTGGCTGGAGATTTATCGTGACTTGTTTATGCTTGACTTTTACTTGTGCGGAATAAACGCTGTTGACCTGCTCCTATGTAAGAAACTCACAAATGGTCGTTTTGTTGGAAAGCGCGCAAAGACTGGCGCACCAATAGACCTTCCTGTAGAGGCTGAGGCTATGGATATTATAAAAAGGTATAAAGGAAAAGACTGGCTGCTTTCTCCAATGGACGAGAGAACTGATTATCGTTCTTTCGAACGTATATGGAATGACAATCTGAAAAAGATTGGACGCTCAGAGAAGGTGAAAGATAAGGTGGGAAAAATGAGAAAGGTTATTTATCACCCATTGTTCGGTAGTGATTTTCAGATGACGACCTACGTTGCTCGTTACTCCTTTGCTTCAATAGCGGCTTCAATAGGAATTGATAGAGAAACGATTGCGCTTTGCCTTAGTCATTCGTGGGCTGATGTCACAGACCATTATATCAATTATGACAGAAAGCGTGTTGATAAGGCTGTGCGAAAGGTGATTGATTATGTAAATGGAATAAGTATTGAGAAATAACTAAAAACATATAAAATATGGATTTATACAAAGAGTTAAACAACAATCAAGTTGAGGCAGTAAAGGCTCTTGATGGTCGAATAAGGGTTGTGGCTGGTGCTGGATCAGGGAAGACAAAGGTTTTATGTCATAGATATGCTCGTCTTGTTGAGGAGATTGGTATTCATCCATCTAATATCTTGTGTATTACCTTTACAAACAAGGCAGCACATGAGATGCGAAGAAGAATAAGAACATTTACATCTTCGTATAATGTGAATGATTTTATTTGTACATTTCATGGGTTGTGTATCAAGATATTAAGAAAGGAAATACACCGCATAGGTTATCCGTCTAATTTTCAGATAATAGACATAGAAGATAGTGGGACTATTGCGAAGAATGTTTTTGATGAAATGAAATTAAGTAGGACTGCTGTCGAGGTAAAACAATTATTAGATTCTGTACGAAGGTATAAGCTCGACTCTTTCAACGTGAAAGATGGCTCATATATAGACAAAATACTTTTACCAAATACAGATGTACAGCCAGAGGACATGACCGAAGAGATAAGATATATTCAATATCAACAGAAAAGTTTTTCTCTTGATTTCGATGACCTTGTTTTATTTGCTCTATATATATTAAAGAAGTTCAAAGAAGCGAGGGAATTTTGGTCTAATCAATTTAATTATATAATGGTTGATGAAACGCAAGACTGCAACCGACACGATTGGGAACTTGTGGAAATACTTGCCGAAAAGCATGGGAATTTATTTGTTGTAGGCGATCCTGACCAGGCGATATACGAGTGGAGAGGTTCTCTGCCTAAATATTTTGTAAATTTTGAATGCGATAAGGACATCATACTTAATCAAAATTACAGATCGACACCAAATGTGCTTGATGTTGCGAACTCTGTTATTAAGCATAATACCATGAGAATAAAAAAGGATCTTGTTACAAAAATACAGAAAGGTAATATGCCTATTTACCACCACACATTGACAGAAGATGGAGAGGGGGAATATATTGCAGAACAAATAGAAAAGCTGACAAAAGATACCAAGGGTTATGAAGACGTGGCAATCCTCTATCGCGCATCATATCAATCAAGGTTTATAGAGCAGGCGTTGATGAAAAGAAAAATACCTTATGTGATATGGGGTGGAATACGTTTCTTTGAAAGAAAAGAAATAAAAGATGTTGTTGCATATTTAAGAATGGTGGAATATAAGGACGACTTGTCCTTTCAGAGGATTATTAATTACCCGTCACGTAAATTTGGTAACGTTTCAATGCAAAAATTAAAGCATATTGCAAGTGAAGAAAACATATCTTTATTTGACGCTTTGAAAAAGTATAAAGAGGAAAAAGATTTTAACAAGAAACCGCTTATAGATTTTATTGAGTTCATAGAAGATTGCAATTCGATAAAAAACACTTATACAATATCAAATTTATTGGAGCATATTATTGACAAGACTGGTGTTAAGAATGATTTAAGAACTGATCCTAAATCGGAGCGGTTAGAAAATGTTGAGGAACTTCTTAATTCTATCAAGTATTACGAACAAGTTAATGAGAATGAGGATATATCACTGACTACGTATTTACAAGACATCGCTCTTTTTACTAATGCTGATTATAACAAGGAGGTGAAGGGTGTAAAGCTAATGACGATACACCAAGCAAAGGGTCTTGAATTTCCATACGTATTTATTTGTGGACTAACGGAAGGCATATTTCCAAGCCATAGAACTATCCGCGAACGGAGAAAGAATGGAGAAGAGGAAGAGAGGAGGCTCATGTATGTTGCACTCACAAGAGCTGAGAAGAGATTATTCCTTACAGATAGTGGAGGTTACAACTTTACGACCAAAAGAGATAAAACTCCATCGCGATTCATTCTTGAAATCAAGAAAAAACTCATTGATACGGACGGTCCTATTGACGAAGAAGCATTTAGTCAGACGAAAACTATTGTAAGGGAGCTTAATACAGAGATTGATAGACCGTTACGGGAAGAATCATCGTTTAAGGTTGGAGATGACGTGGTACATGCCATATTCGGCGAAGGTAAAATAACAAAAAAGGACGATACCACAGGCGCATTTGTCGTTAAATTCAAAGATGGGGAGCGTTCTCTGCTTCCAAGATTTATAGAGCCGATAAAAAATAATAAAAATAATTAAAGATATATGCGAATAGTATTATATTTGGAAGAAATGTTGTATATTTGTAGCGTTCATAATCAGTCGGTACAGAAAATTCCAATTTGTTTGGACTTTTGTATCTCTTCTTTTTAAATGGTATAATCCAAAAAAAATACACCGCACCGTGTCGGGGAGTAGAAATACCCTCGAAGTATTGACTGATACTTGAACAACACGTAGTGCGGTTTTTTTTGTTCAAAATTCAGTTAAAATGGAAAATCTAATCCAAGTTTTCAACAATCCTCAGTTTGGAAGAATTAGAACCGCAGGAACGGCAGACAATCCATTGTTCTGTTTATCAGATGTGTGCAAAGCAGTGGGCTTATCTGCAAAGTTTGTTAATCAGCGACTTAGCAAGGAGGTTGTTTCAAACCACCCCCTTGAAACGGCAGGAGGAACTCAGCAGGCACTTTTCGTAAATGAAGACGGTCTGTATGATGTCATTCTTGACAGCAGAAAACCCGAAGCAAGACAATTTCGAAAGTGGGTAACATCTGACGTATTACCTTCAATTCGCAAGACTGGTGGTTACATCGCCACGAAGCAAGAGGACACGCCAGAGTTAATCATGGCACGCGCGTTGAAAGTAGCACAGGCTACGATAGACAAGCACCAGCAGGTGTTAGAGCAAGCGCAAGAGCGCATAGCACTGCAAGACACGCAGCTTAAACAGCAAGCCCCAAAGGTTAAGTATGTTGATGATGTGCTGCAAAGTGTAAACACCTACACAAGCACACAGATGAGTAAGGAACTTGGTTTGCGTGAAGCAGAGCAGCTGCACAAGATACTAAAAGAAAAGGGAGTTATGTTCAAGCAGTCAGGGCAGTGGATGCTCACGGCAAAGTATTGCGAACACGGATATACAAAGCCACGCACACATCAGTTTACACGTAACGACGGCAGTGTCGGCACAAGCACGACGACTGTTTGGACGGAGAAAGGGCGTGTGTTCCTGCACAATATGTTTAATCTTAAAAAGGCACAGGAGACAGCATAATGGCAAGAACAATAGAATTAAGTGAGGAAACAGGACGCTTGTTAGATTTGAAACGTCAATTAGAAGAAGTGGTTAATAATATAACAAGCTATTTTGACGAGGTGTCGTGTGATGCTGAGGCTATCAATGAGAGGATTGTCAATAGCCTTTATGAAACAAACAAAGAGCTTGACAAAGCCTTTCTGTTTAGCGTAAATGAAGAATTTGCAGGTAGTAAGTTTACGAGAATTTGATTATTTTGCGTTTTTCATAGTTTAATAAAAAATAAAGGGAATACTATTTCAAGTACTCCCTTTATTTTGTGCAAAAAAGTATTGGTTAATCGCAAATATCCAACTTGCTTATATATCTTCACGGTAGACATCAATACCAGTCTCAACATCAACAACACAAACACTACCACCCTTGTAATCTTCAAAGTATGAATGATTTGTGCCTTTGTTCATTGTAATGTAGTTCATACAGTCTGAGTAGGTAGACTTAAATCCCATGCTATTACTATCTGTATCGTCATTAAAAACAACATCATACTTGCAGTTGTTCTCACAGATAAACTTAACATCTTCTAATGTATATTCTCCTTCAATGTATGTGAAGTCAGGTTCGCTATTAAAGTAGGTATCAGTACTCTCAATGATTCCGCTGTCCTCGCCATTCTCTACATAGTCTATTGTAGGAAAGCCACCAACTGTGTTTAACACCACATTCTCGCAGTCACCGTCTATAATATCGTACCAGAATGAGTTACTATTATAGCCTGCTTCCTCTTCCGTAATAGTCCTAAAACCTTGCAAGCCTGCCTGTAAGAACTCTCTACACTCCTCTAATGTTTCAAAGTCCTTTACAACCTTGCTTACACCGCTATTAGTTTTAAGTACTATCCAAAAACGTTCTAAATTATTGTTTATTCTCATATTACTGACTTAACCGTGTTGTCGAGGGCTGAAAGTTAATTGTGGTATCAGCATTTAACTGATACCTTTTCGGCTAAATGGAGGGCTTCATACCTGCATTTGCAGATAGTTCACGTATGTCTTTTAACTCTTTTGCTTCCAAAAGAGGTTTTGTAAATCTTTCCACCTCAAGCCAGTCTTCCTTGGCTAAGGCGATGAAGTAATAACACAAATCGCTTATCTTAATTGGCAGCTCGTCTATGAGTTCAATTATCTTGTAAGAGAATTTTTCTAAGTCGGGAACACCTGCCCTATCCATTTTGTCAGCAAGTGACAAAATACGTTTCTTTACTTCACTGATTGGAAGTCCCTCGCTTTTTGCGAGCGACTGAAGTTCGTTTACAAACTCGTTTAATGGTGTCATATTTCTTATTTGTTTTTAGTTATTTGCAGATTTTGCTGCAAAGTTAATGTTTTTATTTGAAAAGCGCAAACACGCTCTTTCCTAATTTTCTACGCTCACAGATGTAGCCACTTGTCATTTCGATATTAGGTTTGTTGGCATTACTATGCCCCATCATATCAGAAATGTCTTCTATGGCAACGTGGCTCGTTGAGAGCAGCGTGGCGAATGTTCTACGACCACAATGGCTTCCAACAAGTTTCCACTTTTCATCTGTAACAGAACGACCGCCACGAAACACGACAACCTTGTTGCGCATTCCACACTGAAAGCATATCCGTTTAAGTACCTCACAAAAGTGCGATATACGGATAGATTTCACTTTTTCAGGGTAATCCTGAGCAAGCAATTCTTTAAGCCATTTGTGTACGGGCACAGTCACCTCTACTGGGTGCTTTTGTGGAACATACACAAGCACTTCCTCGTCACCATACTTTTGTATATTCGCAAGGCTTATTCTTCGGCAGTCAATATTACGTGCGCCGGTGATTGCTTCGATGAGAAAGATGTTTTTAACATATCTCTCACGTTCACTCTTCGGCTTGTAATCATGTATCTTCTGCAATTCGTGCCTTGTAAGATAGATGTTCTGTACAGGGACTTTCTTTGCTTTGAGAAGATTACCAAATGTCTTTGACTTGATAGGCTTTGTGGCTTTGTTCCTATTAAGCACCGCTTTGAGTTCTGCACAGATTGTGCGAACAGAGTTTGGTGCAAGTTCAAATTCCATATCGTCCTTTAAGTCGGAGATAACATCATCTGTGAGGTCTTCCCACTGTGGTGCATGCCCTAAGATGTTGCGCAAGCGAACAAGCGTTGTGATCCTATTCGGATGCTTCCTTATCCACGTCCACACAAACGTATGTGTGTCGGTTGAAACATCTTTCGTGATAAAGCCGTGCTTGATTGCACTGCTAAACCGATGCTGTTGTTCGATTGTTAATTGTTTCATATTCATTATAACTTGGTTAATAATTGCACCATATTCCCGACATCAGGAATATGGTTGTTTGGCTTTAGATAAGACCTACCTCGTAAACCCCTTTTTTGCCCTTCTCGACAATAAACCCATTCATTATTTGCAGCATATATACTGCATTTTTAATAAACGGCTTGTCTATGAAGACAAAGGGAACGGCTTGACCCTTCTGAGCAAGAAAGAGTTGTTGTTCCCACTGAAGACTTGGAAACCACTCCTCAACATCTGTCATGTCTTTCCATCCTCCCTTTGGAGGATTATCCATTTCAATGAAGCGTTTTGGACGGATGAGGAGTTTGTCTTTGAGGTCATGTGTTTTGAACCAATTATAGACGCACTCAGTGAATCCTTCTTGGTCGAACTTCTCTTCAACGTAACCTTTTTCTTTTAACAGTGTAGCTGCTTGTACTAATTTCTTTACCATAATTCTTAAAATAGTTTTTGATTAATAATGAGTGCCACCATTTAATCAAAAATGGCAGCACAATTTGGCTTAGTAGTGGTAATCAAAAAAGGCTCTCACATAGTACGTTTCATCTTTCCCGAACACCTCCTTTGCCCAACACCATAGAGAGACTGGATAGCCGACTTCTTTGTCAAAGATGTAAAACTTACTAAAATATGAACCACTACCTATTTCTCGTATCTTACACAAGTCTAAATCTTCGGCTGCCTCAATGGCTTCTTCTTTCCATTTTTTCAGGAACGAATCACTCGTGCCGATATTAATTTTCTCTCCGTCAAGAGAGAACCCTACACGGGATAACTCTTGCTTAAGCCATTCCATATCCTCCTCTCGTGAAGAGTCAGAGTCGATAACATAATCAAGGTTGTCGATTTCTGCACGAAGCATGTCTATATTTAGACCATCTACTTTCATGCCTTTTGCTCTGCTTCTGCTTACTTGAATAATTCTTGAATGAGACATATTCTAAATATTTTTGGTTAATAATTGCGGTAAAAATGGCAGCACGTTTCACAACGTACCACCATCAACCAATTAACTAACTATAAATAAAGCAAATGTATTTCTAATAGGACACAGATAGCTTATGGCGCAACGCCCCATTTCTATAAAAGCTTGATTATCGTAGGCAGTGAAACGCCTTCAGAAACCGCGTGATACACGCGCCTTCTGAGGCGGCTCAACGCCGGGAATATGAATAACACCATCTACTATCTGTATGCTGGGGAGCATTTTTTCATATCCTATTTTTTTTGGTTTGAAGTATGCAGGACGTTATTTCAAACATCCTGCACGTTTTGGCTAATCTTTTCTCCACTCTGAAATCTTCGCCTTAACGTCAATTCCGTTGAGTTCAAGTTCATTTTTCAGAACTCCGAGAAGTTTGTAACCCTCACCTTTGTCACTGAACAACATAGCAAGGTCAGACAGAGTTTCTTTTGTGTGTAATTTCACACCATGGAAATTAATGAGGTTCTGTAGTGTGTAGTACGAGCCACAACCTTTGTAAGCGTCCACCCATTCAGCACACATTGGAGTTTCGTTTCTGAGCGAAATACGACTACCGTTGAACTCAACCATTGCCAAATGGAGAGCGAGCGGACTTTTTGCTTTCACAACGGCTCTGAGTAAAACTCTCAATGGAGCAAAGATTTTGTCGTCAATGTCATTCACAAAGTAATCGTAGCCCTTGATACGCTTGTAAGGTTCACCTTGATATTTGCGTGTTTTCAGTGCGTCTATATATTCCGTTAGCTTACGGAAATAATCTTGACACATCGCAATCGCAACGTCTTGGTTGAACCAAATGTGACGCATCTTAAAGTTCTCTACGTCCTTATGACTGAGTTTGCACTGAGTGCGAAGTTCGTCAATCATCATTTTCCAACTATATTCATAGCCACGACGACGAAGAGCGTCCGTCCAATTGCCTTCCGCAAGCATATGGAATGTCTGAGCCATTACCCAACGACGATAGAGATTAGGATCAGGGATTGTGCCCCCATTGAGGATGGAGTTGAAAATTGGGTCATCGTCTTGCACTGCCTCCAATTTCCCATCCTCAAAACGAGCAATAATACCTGTACCACCAACGCTTGTCATTGCAAACAGATTGTCAACGTTAACACCAGCAGCTTTGAGAGCTTCCAATTTAGCTTGCGCTTTATTTGTTCGACACTCACAGCTATTGTTGTTTGTTGCAACATACTCTGTTCCACACACTGCACACTTGATTGATACATTCTTTTTCATAATTCTTAATTTTAAATTGGTTGATAAAAAGTGGGAGAAAATTTCTCCCTATTTGGCTATTCAGACACCCACTCCTTTAGGATAATGAAATCCTTATCGTCGGGTGACTGCCAAAACCACGTTCCCATGGTTTTGTCATCCCATTTGAGGTTTCCAAAGACAAGTTCACGTAACAAAGCCATTTCGAGATTGAACCTTGCAAGTTCACGTGGCATTCCATACATGAAATCATTGTCGGATAGTTCCTTAACAGAGAGAGCCTTGAAATAATGCCTTGATGCACGTTCAGACCTTTCAGAAGGTACTGAGTGTTTGTAAGCATAATAGAATGGGTAAAGGTTATTCAACTCGCTATTAGAAGCAAGTTGAAAATCTGCCTGCCATTCTATTAATTTCAAGTCAATCAGTTTCTTGTCAATTCTTAATTCTCTCTTCTTAAAATTGATAGAGAAAGAAACACCACGATTGACCTTTTTGATTAATTCTGAATATTTCATAATCTTAATGTTTTGGTTAAGAGTTCCACTTCAAAGGATTGTGGTACAATTCTTTATTTGGTTGATAATATCCGGTTGAGAACCTGGTTGAACACGGTCCAATAGAACGGCTGTTCCAACAGGTTCATGTAACTGGATAGTTAAATAAAATCCTACAAAGTGGATATTTGGCATTGTACTATGCTTTTGGCTTGTCTTTCCTCATTGCTTATTGTGCATTTCTGTAAAAGTCTGATATGTAGATCTGTTGATTGAAGGGCTTGTCGAAGCTACGTAAGGAGCTTAGAACAGCCCTTTCAAGCCAGATCCTATTAAATCAAAAGCATATTGGAAAAACGTGTGCTGCACTGCACATTTCTTGACTAACAGACGCTACGCATTTCTTTATGTGCTTGATATTTACAGTTATAATCGTAGGCAGGAGCGGCGTCGAGGAGGCAGGAATGCCTTTTCGACGCCGTGACGGCTGGGGTTTATAACTGGAATATTAAACCAAATCTGTATCGTCAAGAAAATCCCTGCGCTGGGATAATAAGAGTTTTTAGAGCTGCATGACAAGCGTGTTATAAACGGCTCGGCTCGTTCTGATTGCATTTTGCATACAACCGAGAGAGAGGTAGCCATTGATACGCTCGACCTTTGCTCTATTTGCTTTCACATTACGTCCAAGACCACGGCAAACACAGCCGTCAGTCTGTGAGCGAACGTAACCAAGACCACCCACCTTTGATTTTCCCGTCTGAACACCACGCAAACAATCCATAACAAACTTATTGAGTTCGTTCAAATCTTTGCGAACATTCACGATAGGCAGAATCTGTGTCGCCCAGCTGAACTCACCATTACCTTTGTATAGGTAACGATTGACAGCATTGACAGCACAACGGAAAGTGGTATATCGTTTCTTGATAGTTCGTTTCTCAATTTCACTTTGAAACGTTTTAATTCGTGTTGAGGATAAGGATATATCACGTCCCTTAATAGAGAATCCAAGAAACTTGAACCAATGATTTGCATTAAGATACTCAACCTTTTTAGGATTGAGTTTCATTTGCATTTTCGCAAGTTCAGTACTCAGAATTTCCATAGCTTTCATGTAGTCCTCACCGACAAATATCATATCATCGGAATATCGTACATAATAGCCGTTGAGGCTACTCAATTTATCATCAATATGACGGATAATAACATCAGCCAACCATGAAGCAACCGAGCAGCCTTGTTTAAGGGACTGATAACTCTGCACAAGTTCCCCATCAGGCGTGAAATACCAATCAGAATGATAGTATTTACGCAAAACAGAAATAAGTACAGATTTACCATATTTTTCCTCCACACAATCAAACGCATAGTCAATATATTCAATCGGTACACTATCGAAATATTTGCTCAAATCGGACTTAAAACCAATGATTTCGCCTTTTGTATTGCAAATCTTCTGTGACACCTCCTGAACAACACGACCGCAGCCAATTCCACGCTGATACGATTTGCACCTATCAGAAATCATGTCGGGGCATAAATCAAACAATAAATCATTTGCTATGCTCAGAATAATTCTATCAATAGGCTCATTCACGTAAACAGTTCGGAACTCTCCAGGTGTGTCCTTTGGAATTAGTGCCGTATGTGGTGGTGCAATCTCGTACTTTTCAGATTTGATTGCATCATATACGACTGCTCTCACTTCGGGTTTTGTCAGCTGAAAAAGCTGCCCCTTGTGAATATCTTTGTCAACGCCTTTTGAAATGGCATATTTCCAGCGTTCCATTGAGAAGAACTCTTTTAATAGTACATCTTCTTTTTTCATATTCTAATTTTATTGGTTGAAAGCACGCACCGCCACAATTAAGTGGGGGTGTGTATTTTGGCTTAAGATATGCTTTTGCCGTATTTTACGACATGTTCGCAAACATCTTCTACTAAGCAACTTGCGTAATCTGCTTTCAGAAAACGTTCAAGCTGCTCTCTTCCCATCGTCTTGATTTGTGTTTTTTGCAATTTGTACACAAATTCGTGGTCATACACAAGTTTCATCTTGTGTCCATTAACGATAATTTCCTCATCGCTAATTTCCACATTGAAAAATGTGGATGGAAGACGCTTGTAGATTGTCCTATGCTGCATCTTCCCAAGTTTCTCATCAAAGAAACTTCCTCCGTCTTCTAATACAGAGTTAATTTTTTCGATAACGAATATTGTTGTTTCCATAATTCTTTTGTTTTGGTTTATCGAACCCACACAGAGAATATTTCACCCCGTGTGGGCAAGCGGTTAATCTGCAAGCATTTAAGCCTTTAAGTCTTTACACGTCTTCTCAAAATCTCCAAATCTTTGCGCTTTGGAGACTCCTCATTTTTGGTCGCATCAATTAACGGCATATCGTTAATTGTTTTCGTCCACTTTTTGCCCGTTACAGGACTTTGGTATGTAACCTTATAATGTCCGTAACCCGCAAATCTAAACTCAAAATCCGTTTTCTCGATTTTAGTACCCATAACCTCTTTATTTAATTGGTTGATAATTTTCGCACCATATTCCCGATGTCAGGAATATGGTTGTTTGGCTACAAAAGTTCCTCGAGTTTTTCTCTCGCAATGTCAATAAACGTTGACTGCTCGGCTATATACGAAGCGGTATGATACTCAGCTTCGTTACATAACTCATCCAACTCGTCATTTATCTCTCTTAATCGAGAAACAATGCTTTTGATTCTTTCTTTTTCTTCCATAATCTTTATTTATTTGGTTAAAAGAAAAGCCATGCGAAATCAATCACACGGCTCTAGATTGGCTTAAATGCTTTTCAGAAATTCCCTACGGCAATAGTTGAACGCTTCGCCTGATAGAGAATTTGAAAAGCATAGAGAATTTCCGCTCCATTCAACGTAGAAACATTGAAAGAATGAATAGTCTCCACAATGATTCACGAAAGCTTCAAAAACTTCATTTGCACGCTCCTTTGTGGAATACAAATACACTGAAAACGCTTTCGCAATCTCACGAATCGCACCGCTTGATAACTTGAAATTCTCGTGCTTATACGCTCCATTATGGCAAAACGTTGTGCGTCCGCTCATAATGTTCTCAATCGTCACTTGCAAATAGCTTGACTTTATAAAGCCCTTTGCTGTTTTAAAGTATCTCATAATCTTTATAATTTTGGTTTGTCGTACTCCCACGCAAAGTAAATTGCGTGAGAGAAATTTGCTAACGATTTTCGTACTCAAAATCTGAGTACCAATGCGCGACTTCCTCTAAAGCGAACCACGCAAAAACGTTATAAATCTGATCTAAATCAGATTTATAATTACCATATAACGCTCGGGCGATTTCATTCTCAGAGAAGTCGCCATCTTTTATCCCTCCAAATGACATCACCATTTGAAGCACATTTTCACCGAGTTCAAACGCAAGGTCATTTAACCTCTCTGTGATGATTTTACGATTCTTTCTCCAAAACTCAGTAGTTTCAGAGTAGTAAATAAAACCGCAAAATCCACCAGCGGCTCCGCAAGAAGATCTTGAGACATTTCTCAAGTAATCTTGAAAAGCCTCCCAACCGTAACCATACTGGCGTTTTACCGCCTTGATCAGTTTACCATCCGTGTTCGTGAACTTAACAAAGTTCTTTAATGTTAATTTTGCCATATTTCTTATTTTTATTGGTTGATAATAGAAATGTGGCACGAAATAAATCGCACCACATTTTTTAGGCTAGATATACGATACATTTATTATCGTACATCCTCACAATTTCAACGTGAAAATACTCACATTGAAGTTCAGCAATCCTCGCCTCCAAGACACGGAGGCAAGGAAATTTAATCGTTTTGCTCATAATCCGAACCTCCTATAAATAGAGGTTAATTTAATCTTGAACCTATCGGCATCGATCATTAGATTGATGCCGAAGTTCGTCCAACGGCTTGTATAACCGTTGGAGCAAAACTCATCGAGCCAATCTATCATAATTGACTCGATTTCTTCTGGTCTGACATCCTTTGGGAGGATATCAGAGATAGACGTGCAACTATTGCAATACGTCTTAATACCGGCTAATGCGCACATCTGAATGCGCATGCCTTTTGTAATCTTGTTCTTTTTCATTTTCATTTTTTTTAAATTGGTTTATCGTACCGCCTAACATCATCACGACATCAGACGGCTTTTATGGCAAATACAAAACAAGATTAGAGATTATTCTCTAATCTCAAAATTTCATGGTAATAGCGTCTTAAAAAGCTACTACCAATTTTCGTACTGCTAAATCTATACAGAAGATAGCAGTACAAAACAGCAAGCAGCACGAAAATTATCGTACTGCTCAATAACAAAATTACAGGCGTGAATAATACACACGCCTGCAAATGAATTTTAATTCTTTTCATGATTCTAATGTTTTGGTTATTGTTCCCACCACGTGAATTATCGTACTATCCACGTGAGGGGATTTTTGGCAAGGCATTACCATCCGTATGGGCGGTTGTGATAATGCCAATTACGTTTTAATTCTCGTAACGCACATTTTAGCACGTTATGAGAAAAATCCTCTTTTGTGTTTGCATTTTCCCACATACGCACATCAATCGGGAGATACTTAAACCAGCTTAATGGCTGACAAAAACCCTCCTCCCTGTAGCTCTTGTGAACTAATTGGAATTTTATAAGGTCCTTAAATGTAAGAACCTCAGAAAGGCGCACATATTCTTGTGTGCCACTAAAGGAATTTCTAAACTCATTCCAATCTCTGTAAACATTCGCAAATTTTGCGCTTCTAGATTTCTTCATAATTCTTATTTTTATTGGTTGATAATGATAAAGCAGCACGAAAATTATCGTACTGCTCCAGATTTAGGCTATTATTTCCGCTTTCCACGGAAATTCTTCAAAGCCTCATACAGAGGCTTCTCTTGATAATACGAGAAATTTAACAGAATCTCTCGTTTAACAAAATCAATTAGTTCACTCTCTGAGTTTTGCCACCAGAGAGTTTCTCGGTCCAAAAACCAAGATAGGTTTTGGATTTTTCCACAACGTTTTACATCTCTGTAAAACGTTGCTACCTCTTTATAAGATTTTCTTGAGAGTGACTCTCTAATTGTTTCATAGTTATTTGCCATAATCTTATACACTAAATTCGTGTCGTGCGCAACTTTTAAAATGGTTAGAAAATGAAGGTAGCGCAAAAATAAATTCACGCTACCTAATTTGTTAGCCGTGGTTTTATTTTCATTTTCTGTTATATTATTGTTTTGTTTTCTCTCATCAAGAAAATAAATACCACATTATTTCACGCATAATTACGGCGGTCTTTTCAGTGTGTCCGCATAACAACAACGGCAATTTTATTTTGCTTACAACGTTACTATTTTTTGCGCTTTCAACGTTCGTTTTTATGGTAACCAACCAAAGGGAACGGCAAAACCTATTTAAGAATATGATTGTTACAATCGTTTTTTAATTATTTGCCCCGTTTTAATTCAAATAAAAAATACATTCCATAAAATCAAAATGAATTAAAACGGATAATTAAAAAACTATTTCAAAGAACTAACATACAAACCGCCTCCACGGATTTACTTGTATGTTTGCAGCCTGGACGGCTGCACGTTAAAAAATATGTGCGCTTTGCCCGATTCGCACGGACTGCAAAAATTGCAATTCTAAAAATATAAAGCGCAAAGATACCCACGTAAACAAATACGTGGGTAAAATTGACTGACACACAATATACTTGTTTTAATCTTTGGATTATTCTTCTAAACCCAAAGACTTTAGATAATCTTCGTAAAGACGGTGTTTTGCCGTCTTTACTTGTTGGTCGGTTAATTCCGACCCCGTCATTCTAGCACCTTCTAACAAGAGGTTTAATTTTTGCTCAACGTCTTTTGTTGAGCAAAAATCTTCAAAACTCAAACGCTTAGCCTGTTTCTTGGCTAAGACCCTTTTGGCGTCTTGGATTTTAAGAATAGATTTGATGACGTTCAAGACGTTCATTTTATTTACTTGCCCCACGGGGGACAAGTAAAAACTTTTGTCACCTACCTTAATGACAGGTAGGTCGTAACCCTGTCTAACGTCTGTGAGAGTGTACGCAAAACGCTTTGTTATTTTCATTATCTCCCACAGCCCGCCAAAGGCTTTGATATCCTTTTCGATACCACAAAAGATATCCATAAGTTCCTCACGTGTTACAGACTGAACCGCCTTTGTGTTCTTAACGTCATTCACTGAATTTGTTTTTAAATTTGCCATAATTGTATTTTTTTAGTTAATAATTGGTTTATTGTCGTGCCGCCTACATCGAAGTAATAAACGCAAACAACGTTAAAAACGTTTAGTCCCGTTTGCAGCACGTGGCATATTGGTGTGTCATAAAATCAAAGATATAAAGGGGACTTTTTCGGCTATCCGGCTTACTTGTTCTTTCCTTTATTGTATGGTGCAAAGATAGCACATTTTTTGTGTACTTGCAAAGATAACAAACACTTTAACTATATACAAAGAGTTGTAACTAATTGATAATCAAATAGATATATTTAGACAAATTCTAAACAAAGGGAATTAATGTATATAGAATGTATATTTTAACAATAGTTTGCAACAAAACAAACACTTTAGAGTTAATAGGTGTTAATTATTTAACACTTAAATGAATAAGCATACAAGCACACGTATATTTATAAATAGTATAAATATGCAAAGTGAATGTATTTATATACAGGGAGTAAGGGAAAGGAGGGTTACTTTGTTTATATTGTTCCACACGTGAAACAATTTTGTAGAACGAAATTTGGTACACTTTTTGTTTGTTATATATAATAACAAACACCCCCACCCCCTTTGGATAGCTTGTAAACAAGCCATAGTAACCCCACTTAAAAATTTTTTCTTTTATTTTTTTTCTTATCTTTGTTCGATTTTCCTTAAATGTTAAAACGTTTAACACGATATTTTTTCTATTTTGCGTTATGTATATTTATTCATTAGATTGTGTATGTTAAAGTGTATTAATTTTCACTTATTATAAGGGTTTAATGTAGCTTGTGTATATTTTTTATGTATCTTTGTATTGTTGTTTATAAGCTGTATATTTTTGGTTTGGTTAAGGAAGGGGGTGGTGGTAAAACTGCATGAAGCTACATTACTCTCTTGTAATTGGTAAAAAAAGCTACACAAAACCATACATAGAAGCTACACGCTTTCTACACAACTACATAATGGGTGTACATTTTAGGTTATATTATTATGACAGACGGTGAAAAATTGGATTATATTTACGGTTATCTGATTGATCAGGCAAGGGATTTGAAGTATGCTTTTGGTTCATTGAGTGGAAGTTGGGGTGATTTCTCCTTGTACAATGAGAAGAAGTGTCGTTTTGAGATGTCTCTTGACTTATTTGTCCGTGATTGTCCATTGAAATGGTTTAATGGTTCGTTTTACTTTTTCAATGGTAAGGTTTATGATGTTATTTCGGAGACTGTTGTTGAGACAGCTTATGAGACATTGCTTCGTGATCTTGGCATTACAGCGATGATGCATAAACCACTTGTTCGTCGTGAGTCATTTCTCAATAAGATAAAGATTCGCAATCAGCTTCATCCTCGTTTGGACATGATTGGTTTTGAGAATGGTGTATTGGATTTATCGAATCCTCGTTCTCCTCAGTTTCTTGACTTTTCTCCTAACATTGAGATTACGTATTATCGTCCATATCGTTATGAGGACAATGCACGTTGTGATCGTTGGCAGATGTTTTTGCGTGAGGTGTTGCCTGATAAAACATCTCGTACGGTATTGCAGATGTTCCTTGGTCTTGGTTTGACCCAGCGTAATGTTGCATTCTCTGATGAGTGGCGTAATGGTTCAGGTAAGGTTGAGTTGTGTTTGTTTCTTATTGGTGGTGGTGCGAATGGGAAGAGTGTTATCTTTGAGGTCATGCGTGCATTGTTCGGTGATTCAAAGATTAGCAAGATTGACTATTCGACGTTGGTATCGGAGGGTGATTCAGGTCTTCGTGGTCGTCTTCCCATTCGTGGTATGATATTCAACTGGTCGTCTGACAGTAATCCTCGTGGTTTTTCTCGTAAAACGAATGAGGATAATATTTTTAAGCAGCTTGTTTCAGGTGAGCCTGTTCAGGTTCGTGGTATTGGTCGTAATGTTGAGGAGTGTCGTGAGATACCATATTTGATATTCAACATGAACGCTCTTCCCGAGATAGACGACTCGAGTGATGGTATGATTCGTCGTTTGCAGATTATTCCGTTTGATGTTACGATTCCCCGTGCGAAGCGTGATCCGAATCTTGCGAACAACATTATCCGCAATGAGCTCCCTGGTGTCTTTAATTGGGTTATGCGTGGAACACGTGAATTGTTCCGTCGTAAATTCCGTTTCCCCGATGCCGAAGGAAGTCAGAAAGCAATGTTGCGTACCCTTATTACCCGTCAACCAGCGATTGCATGGATAAAAGCGTATAAAATCCGCAATAGCAAGGATGCGCCGAATGAGAATGCAGCATATATTGCAGGTGTTGACCTTTATAAGGCGTTTGTCCGTTTCTGCGAGGACAATGATGTTGACGAATCTCTTATTCCATCGAATCGTAAATTTGCGAATGTTCTTCTGAAGATGAATTTCTTTAAGAAGCGTGCAGGGAAGGGAATGTATTATGAGATGTATGGTATAACTCTTGATCGTTTGAATCAGCCGATGTTCATTACCGATTTCCATGATATTGACGGCGATGAAGTTGATGAAGAGGAATCATTTATTAAGGAAAACGATTAATTATGACAAAGGATTTGGCAGGGTATTGTGGTAACAGTGGTGCTAATTTATTGAAGTATCTTCAAGATAAGGATTGTGGTAGTTGTGAATGGTTACCATTGAATGGATATGAGAAAAGGTTTTTAATATCATCAAATGGTGTTGTTTATTCTCTTTCAACTTTTAGACAGATGAAGCTATCAACACTTCCTACTGGATATGTATATTTGCCAATAATGCTTCAAATTCCTAAAAGGCATGTTGTGACTGCTTATATACACCGACTTGTTGCACTAACATTCATTCCGAATCCATATAATAAGCCGACAGTAAACCATATAGATGGAGACAAAAGTAATAATTCTGTCTCAAATTTAGAATGGGCAACAATGTCTGAACAGAATTTCCATGCTACTCAAGTTCTTCATCATAAACGTAATACAAATAAAATATTAGAATTGAATCACTCTAAAAGAGTTTTTTCGGCAGATGAAGTTCTGTTTATTCGTTCAAGTAGTCTTACTGCGAGCGAGATTGTTAAAACTCTCGGAAAAGGTAGTGAGTATATTATTCATGATATAAGAAGATTTAAAACATATAAAGACATATAAATTGTATGAGAGATTGGATAGGTAACAAGGATAGCCTTTTTAAAGTTATTGGTGCATCAAATCATTGTGAACATGAAAGAGAACCCAATGAGTACTACGCCACCCAACCGAAAGCTGTTGAGTTATTAATGGATTTGGAGTCATTTGACAAGAATATCTTGGAGCCGTCATGCGGTGAGGGACATATATCGGAGGTTTTGAAATCGCACGGATATAATGTTGTTAGCCGTGACTTAATTAATCGTGGGTATGGCGATGTTGCTGATTTTCTTTCCGATGACAATACAGAGTGGAATGGCGATATTATTACAAATCCTCCATATAAATATGGGTGTGAGTTTGTTGAAAAGGCGTTACAGATTATTCCCGATGGTCATAAGGTTGCAATGTTCTTGAAGGTTCAGTTCTTAGAGAGCAAGCGCAGACGGAAGATGTTTGATATTACACCTCCGAAACGTGTATGGGTCAGCAGTTCGCGTCTAAAGTGCGCGATGAATGGAGAATTTGATAAAATGACAGGAAGCGCAGCGTCTTATGCTTGGTTTGTTTGGGAGAAGGGTTTTCGTGGCGATACAATCGTCAAATGGTTCAATTAAATAATGATTTTTCTATGATAAGTGAAACAGACTTAAAAATTGAGAAGATGTCAATGCTCAAACGCATTGGTGAAGCCGTCAAGGACTTTGTTAATAAAACGGGATATGACAACGTGAGCATTGGAGCAACGTGTTGTAATGGCGAGTTTATGACAAATGACGGCAAAATACACGAGGGGCTTCATATTGACTTTACGTGTGATATATATAATTCAGAAGAGGACAACGACGATAATGAATAGATTTTTCGAGGTCATTGACCGAACATACGGCAAGCAGATGATTAATCTTGACAATGTTGAGATATTATCTGAGAAATCATACGAGGTTGTTATGACTGGTGGCAAGCGTTTCAAGATTATCAAGGATAGCTTTGATAAGCTCCTTGCCGAGCTAAAGAAGCCATATTCAGACGCTACAGCTGAGAAGATGTGTCAGTTGCAGAATGACCTTACAATTTCAAAGGACGTTATCACGAATATTTATCTTCTGTTGATGGATTCGAGTATCTCCCCTTCTGTGTTGGGAAAGGTAAATGATTCCGAGTTGCAGAGTATGGCAGCAAAATGCTATACAGAGATAAAGAAACTTCAAAACAGATAAAATATGGCAGACTATTCAGAAATGATGCGTGGTTTTGCGCAGTTTATGTACGGGATTGAGTGGAAGATGTATCAAGCGGAAGATAACGTTCAACTTCCTGATGAGATTGACTTGTATAACTTCTTTGAGCAGTGGAGTGGTCGTGCTTATTGCTTTTTGGATTCTTCTCTTCCTGATTTCTATAAGACATTTTGCGTGTATTCAATTCCTGAATTAGAGCAGGCCAGAAATAAATGTAAAAGAATTGAATACTATATATCAGAAAACAGATTTTACTGTCTCAAATTCAAGGATAGAGGCGTATTCCTTGTGAGCGAGAAACGTTATAACGAACTTAAAGAAAAGAAAGGAAAATAATTATGGGAAAATTTATCGAACTTGAATTTCTTACAACGTTAAGTGAGTGGGACAAAAATCCCATGCTATTGGATATTTCACAAGTATCTGTGGTTTTATGCAATCATGGGATGTATCGTGTGTATATCGGGTCCACCCGTTTTGATTTGACTGAGGATAGCTATAACAAGCTATGTTCCGCTCTTAAGGAGTATAAAGAGTCTTCCGAATCTATCATCTGCAATTTGCAGCACGACCATACATGGATAAAGCAAGCAGTTTGTAATCTAATCGCAATGATGAAAAAAGACAATACGAGCTATAAACCCGCACTTTTGATAGGTTGCAATGATAAAGACCTTGATACATTGTTTTCTGATTGCTACGACAAAGTCCGTAAAATGCAGGAGCGCATCAAGGAATTAGAGAAGCAAGTAGAAATTATGACAGAACCAAAGAAAGGAGGATAATATGTACATAGTTCAGGCAAATGATTTATTCAATTTTCGTGATGTTTTTGCATCAAGCCACCCACAGGTAGCTTTTGATTATATGAAAGGCTTAGAAAAACATCATGGCAAGGTGTTTAGAATCATAAAACAATAACATTGTATGAAAGCAAGGAAAATAAAAAGGCTTAGGAGAAAAATTGCCAAGAAAGGCTATTACCTTTCGAGATATAAAGATTTGGCTGAACAAGTTAAACGTTGGAGAAGTTTTTACTACTTTAGGTGCGACGGATTCTTTGTCGGTAGTGAGTTGGAAGAATATAACAAACAGATATACGAGGCGAATGCACCAAGAGTTGAACGAAAAGCAGCTTGGTATAAAAAACGTTTGGATTTAATGAAATCTGACCTATATAGGCGTGCTCCAATCGTCTAATGATGGTTACAAAGACAATGTTTATTAAACAATAAATATGCTTCAAGAGTTTAAGAACGACATATACCCTCGCAAGTTGTGGGTTGCTACAAGTTGGGATGACGTAAAGGACAAATTCACTTCTTATGGAGCTTATAAGTTTGAGAAATCAGAGGATGCATACGCTACAACTTATCCACAGATAATGCGCAAGGCAACTGGGAAATATGGAGTATTGGTAGTCTTTTATGACTGCTCTAAACTCTGTGGAAGCAAGATTGTCGAACATATTGCTCACGAAAGCCTGCATGCAACAAACGCCATTTTCAATGAGTTAGGAATTGAATACAGTCTGACGCACGATGAGCATGCCGCCTATATGGTCGGTTGGGTTGCTAAGTGTTGTTGGAAAGTTTTACAGAAAGAGATTTATAAATAAAAACAGATAGATTATGAAACGAGAATTTAAGTTTGAGGTAGGTCAATGTGTAAAGATTGCAGAGGAAATATTGAGGGCAAATAAGGACTTGTCAAAATACCCTTGTAAAATCACCTATCGATTCTTTGACGGAAAGGAGATTTCTTACATCGTCTGTGATGATAAAGGAAACGAAATACCTTTCATTGAGAAAGATTTAGTGCCATACACTAATGATAGCAATGATTGTGGCACTATTCTGGAGATGCAAAAGGAGATTCTTGCTTTACAACAACGTATAACGAACCTTGAATTTGAGGTTAGTAAAGCAAACCGAGAATACAAAGCTTTTTCATTACCAGGAATTGTAAAGTTAGAGGAGGCGATAGAGTGACTGTTAGCAGAAAATCCAGAAGGTGAGCAATAAAACAAATTAAACAACAAGCTAAACAAAGAATATGAAGAAGTACATTGGAACAAAAGAAGTGAGTGCCACCCCTGCGTGGCGGATAGATGGCAAGGTTTACCCCAAAGATGGACCAGTACCACGTTCTATGAACCGTGAAGATGGCTATAAGGTTGTCTATGAAGACGGCTACGAGAGTTGGTCGCCAAAGGACGTGTTTGAAAAGTCTTACAAGGTTGCTGACACATTTCTTGACAGATTGCATATTGAGCAAAAAGATGTGATGAGTAAGTATCATGCGTGTGACGCTTTTATCAACTCTGATAAGTTCAGAGAAATAGTAAAGGACGACTATGCCGCTTTCTTACTTTCGTTCCAGAGAGAACTTTTGTGGTATTACATGGGTACACTCGGCAACAGAATGGCTCTCGCACAACAACTTAATTGCAGTGATTTCTTCACATATAAACCTATCAGTATAGCTATCCATGCTATGAATTTAGGTTATGCTGTAAGAAGAAGCCATTGGGATAATAAGAATTTGGTTGTAATTAAGCAAGTTCCTGCTCACGTTGAAGGTGACATTATTCCCAAGATGCAATCGCTCTCTAATCAAGCAAAGGGCTTGATTGAAAATGGGAAGAATTGTATAGATTATAAAGACCAATGCCTTCTTTATAATAGAGAAACAGGTGAAGCGACAAGTTGGAGTCCGTCTACGGAGGATTTATTCGCAAAAGATTGGAGAATTGTATTCGAGTAAATTTACAACGACATTATAAAAACAAAACAAATATGGCAGTAACAAAAGAAGAAATAGCAAGTTTGCTATCAGAGAAGAATGGTTATCCAGTAGTTCGTTCAAAGGAGTTCATTGATGACTTCTTAGACATTATCGCAAATGTCCTTGCAGGTGGAGGAGAGATTTATCTCCGTGACAATTTCCGCATGAAGGTTATTGAGCGTAAGGGCAAGAAGGGCTATGACTTCAAAACCAAGAGTGTTGTCGAGGTACCATCAAAGAGAAAGATTAAGTTTCTTCCTGGTAAATTGTTTAACGAAAAAGTACTCGGATGCAAGAAGTAAAGATTGTACTCGAAGGCGGCGTTATGCCGAAGAAAGCAACAGAAGGGGCTGCGTGCTTCGACCTTTATGTCCCAGAGGATTTCAAGTTGAAGCATGGGAGACAGGTATTGCCACTCGGCTTCCGTATGCAGCTGCCGAAGAACATGGCGGCAATCATCAAGTCAAGAAGCGGCTTTTCGTCAAAAGGTATCGAGGTGATGTATGAGCAGTTGTGCGAGTTGTACACAAAGCGTCTTGATGCAGACGTGTTGCTCGGCACAATAGATAGCGATTACACTGGTGTTGTAGGTGTTATTATTGATATTCACGATGAGTTAGTATCACACACGTTCATTGCAAAGGGAACACGCATTGCACAAATGCAGATTGTTGAAGTACCTGAAACGGAGTTCAAGCAAGTTGATACCCTTGATGAAACAGAGCGTGGTGATGGTGGCTTTGGTCATACGGGTGCAAAGGAGATTGTTAAACAGAGTGAGAAGCCAAAGCGAAAAGCTGGCAGACCACGTAAAAAGTAAAACGTTATGGATAAGGTTAAGTGTAATATTGAGGTTGACGTAGATAAGGGTTTATTCTATGCCATATCAGCATTAAGCGGACTTCCATTGAGTGAAGATACCCTTGACGCAATAATGAAGGGAGATTCTTACAGTATAAGTATTTCCGACTTGGAGATACCAAAGGATCAGCGGAATGCACTTTCACTTGCTATGGCAGCAATTCTATTAGGAAAGCAGTTGGAAAAAGAGGAAAAGAAGAAAGGAGGAAAGTGATATGCCAAAGATACTAATTGGAATTGATCCGGGTGTATCAGGAGCAATAACCGCTCTTGATGAGAACGGCAAGGTTGTTGCGCTCACAAAGATGCCTCAAACAATGGGTGAACTATTGTATTTTTTGCAACAGTTCACAAATGACGACGCATTGTGTTATTTGGAGAAGGTTCACGCACGTCCGGGCGATGGTGCAGCAAGTATGTTCAAGTTCGGTCAAGGCTTTGGTTGGCTTCAAATGGCATTATTGGCAGCGAAGATTAAAACCATAGAGGTGCTTCCAAACACGTGGATGCGTGGTCTTGGTATAAAGTCAAAGAAAAAGGACGAAACAAAGACAGCGTACAAAAACCGTCTAAAATTCGTTGCCGAACAGCTGTTCCCTGATCAGAAGGTTACTCTTTGGAACAGCGATGCGCTGTTGATTGCTCATAGCGTATTTGTTGCAGATAAAAAAGGTGAAGTCGTTGACAATTTGGAGTGATAACAAATGAAAGAAGAAAGAGTTAATCACCCCTCACACTACAATCACGGCAAGTTGGAGTGTATTGATATTATGGAGGATGTGTTTGGTGTTGACGAAACAAAAGCCTTCTGCAAACTCAATGCGTTCAAATACCTTGTGCGAGCTGAACTGAAAGGTTGTGAGTTTGAGGATATTGACAAAGCATTATGGTATCCAAACAAGCATCAGGAGCTTATTAAGAAACAGAGTGTTGAACGAATTATCGATAATGTTTAATACAAAGTGAATATGGAAAATAAAGGATTAGAATTGGGTAAAATTTACCATGCAGGTAATTTTATCATCAAAAAGTTTATACGTACGCTGACTGGTAAGCAGATGCGTCAGTTGCGTGATTCAATGAATATTCCGAAGGATATTCAAAAAGAATTACAGCGTGAAGGATTGCAGTTCATCAAGGCATCAACCATTAGTGGTTCGTGGAGCGTTGAGTGGGTGTTTGGAATGTCGTTCTTTAAGGCGATTGATGAAATGCCTGTAAACGAAAATGGAGAGTTTTATGGGACCGCACTTGATAATCTCACGATGATACTCACGTGTATGTTTGCTGACACATCCGTCGTTGGTGATATGGAGTATATGGCAAAGAAGCAGGAACTTATGCACAAATACTTCAAACGAGCTGCAAAGACTGGTGAACCAACCGAGGAGGAAGAGAAAGAGTTTGAAGAGGCTGCTGACGAGGTTCTGCGAAATGAACAGCACAAGGAAACACTATTAAAAATGGGAAAGGAGGTAGAAGATGGAGATGACGAGTAAAATTATTGAGCAGTTACAGGATTTTGCAAAGTTGCAGGATGTGCTTCTTTTAATCCAACATAAGATGGAGGGAAATAAGATTAATTTCCCATTACCTACATTCAATGACAATTGGATTGAACAAATGGTTTCTTTTATACTTGAAGGTGAAGAGGAGTAAAATAAAAAGGGGTGTCCAATATGGGCATCCCTTTTTGTTTTATGCTTATGTCACAAATGTATGTCCTTTGCACATCAAAAACGTAGATTTGGTTTAGTTGTACCATATATCATTATTAATTAGATAAGGTCCTTGTCTAATTTCTCGAGCATATTCAATCATATTTCTAAAAGCAATAGAAAGAGCCTGCTTCCTTTCTTCTTCTTCTATATCTGCTTCATGCTTGTTGCGTTTGAACAAATCAAAAAACTTTTTCATAAATTTTCGGTCAAAATATAATTATTACATAATTAATATACCAGAGGAGGAGGAGCTGAAAGAGCAGAATTCACCCTTACCCATTACTGGGAAGGATTCTGCTCAGAACTTTATACCGAGAGTTCTCGTCGCCGTTCTTCGCTCACTTGTTAAGACAAATTCAACAAATGATATGAGGATTTCCGATATTGTCATCGTCTTGCGGTGCATCCTCACTCAAATCCTGCACCCTCGCTTGCTCCCTTTGCGAGAAATAAGACTATCCCAAGGTGGCTGTGGTCGCTAAGGATAGAATTTAGGGAATATGCTAAAAACAATAAACCCCATTGATAACCAGAATATCAACGAGGTTTAAGCCTATATAAAAATCCTCTAAGGAGGAATAGAAAGCATTTCATTGCGTGATTTCTGGTTATCACATCAGCAAAGTTAGTATATTTTTCATATACTAACAATATAAAAGCAAGAAAAGTATATTTTTTATATAGTTTTAACGTTCATAATTTATATACGTAGAGTAAAAGTAGTATCTTTGTAGCAGCAAAAAGCTGTACTCTACCTACTCACTAAGAGTGATAATAAAGAAAACTCATAAAAATCATAAATATATGAGGTTGTTAAACAAAGAGTAGGTTGTTTAATGACCTCATTCTTTTTGATGGCGTATGAAATATATAAGAAGGTCATTGATAAGTGAATGTTTTGGCAACAACGAGTTGCTGAAAGCACTTGCAATGGCGTATCTTATAAAGCATCGCATAAAATCATCAAACATTCGTCATTATTCAATCAATCTTATTCACTCCATTACGGGTATTCATGCAACGACAATTAAGAAACGCTTGCAGACACTCAACGAATATGGGCTTCTTCTCATCGAGAAGGATAATCTCATTATACGTTCAACCGTCAGCAAGCACTCAAAGCGAAACATGAATATCGGTCGAATGGACTTCGCAAGCGTAAAGACTGTTGAGAGGTCATTGCAGGCGTTACAGGTCGTTTTCATGCAACAACGTAAGGATTTCTGTAAGCATACTATTCACAACGCTCACAACGGCTCTAATCCAAAGAAGATTAAAGCTGCGAAAAAAGCATGTCGGAAGTATGGTTTTGGAGATAAATACGTTGAGCGTGGATTATCGTATGCAACGATAGCAAAGAAGCTCAGACTGTCTGTTGCAACTGCGTTCAGTGTAGTTAAGTATGGAATCGCGAGAAAGTACTTTAAGAAGTTTACTCATTTCGTAGGAACTTTTCTTAAAGGCGTATGTGGAATGGATATTCAAGGATATACATTCACAACAACAAACTACGGATTCCAAGTTCAAGCAAACACTTACACTGTTGGATGTAAATGGAGATAGTATAGCATGGTAACATATAGATTACAAAAAGTGAAGACTAAAAAATAATAAGTATAGGAGGTACAAATGAAGACAAATCAAGTGATGACGCGTCCAATGGGACAGTTTACAGTTGAGCAAAGGACGAAAGATGGTATGTTTAATGCTACTGCTCTATTAAAGCAATGGAATAATAGTTCCAATAGTGATAGAAAGATGGAGCTGTATTTTAATTCCCCAAAGACTCAGGAGTTTATAAAAACTATAATGGTGCGAGAAAATTTACATACCCCTAAATTGGTGTATGTAAAATCAAGAGCATCACGTGGTGCGAATGCTGGAACTTGGATGACTCCTGTGCTTTTTATAGATTTTGCCATGTGGATAAATCCATCGTTTAAGTATGACGTAATAAAGTTCGTTTTCGATAGAATGATTGAGTATCGTAACGAAGCTGGCGATGCTTATAAAGAATTATGCGCTGCTTTATCTAAAATAGTTGGTAAGGGTTTTCTTCGTATTGCCATTTCAAATATAGCGAAAGCTATTAATTGGGTAGTATTTAATAATCATGAGGCAATGATTAGAAACAAAGAAGGTGTTGAAGATAAAATGAAAGAGTTATTCAGCGCAGAAAAGACAGTTGCAATGCTTATCAACGATGGTTTTCTATCTTCTTATGAGGGAGTGGTAAGGTATCTTCGCAAGAAGTGGAGTGAAAAATGGGCACCAAAAGTACTCACGAGTAAACAAGCTATATGAGACGTATATACTTTGAGAATTGGCTTTTAACGAAACTCGGTTTTAAGCTCGTTGATTCAGAGTTGGGAATGAGAATCTATGCCAAGTATGATGGTGAGCTGTGTGGACACCAGATTGAACTAATGGAGGTAGCCACGTCCATGCACTATATTCAAATATCATACAAGATTTGTAATAAGCATTGGGTATTCTGGAAGACCACGTGGACCAAGGGATGGCTTGCAAAAGCAGAGGACGTTGATAGCATTTTCAAAAAGTTCTTTGAAGATAACAAAAAAGAAATAAACAACTATATTAAAAAATCGTCAGTATGAAAAATGAAACAAAGTTAAAGAAGGTGATAGCGTTCTTAGAAGAAAACAACATCAAGTATAGGCAGCACAAGAATGTATGGTTTGGTCATAGTGATATTTTTCTTCCTGATACAAGAGTTGCAATTAAGATTGACGGAGAAGACAGTGTTCGCTTCTATGATACGCACAAGAGAAGTTGTTTCCCTGTATTCATACGTGAAGAGGATACTCCTAAATTTGTGATAAAGAAGGTTCAGAACACCATCATTAAGTCTATGACAAAGCAGCAGCAGTACTTAATGTATAAAGAGCGAAAGGAAGAGAACAGACGCCTCAATGCCGAGCAGATGAAGATATGTGCTGCACGCAAGGCTGCAAAAGCGGCAAGATTGGCGAAGAGAGAGGCAGCTAAAGCAGCAGGGCTGATGAAGAGAGAGGTAGGTAGGAAAAGAAAAAGATTCATAGTGAAAAAACAGATAACACATGACGACAAGTGAGAAAGAACGGAGCGTGCTTTTTGCAAGCAAAAGAGTACAGTCTCAACTAAATGCGACAACACACGTGACAGATATTCTTTGGAAGACGGCAGAGGATATTGTCAAGGCCGCAAGAAAATACAGACCATACTATCAGAGCAAGACAATATCTGATGTTGAGCGATATGAAAAAGAGGCTGTACAAATCGCTATCAAAGCTGAAAAGGCTATTGAAAAGTACGTAGAGGCTTACTCTATGGCAAGTGGTAAGATATTGGGTTTTGATGCAAAAGACCTTGTTAATAATTACCTGAAAAAGGAAGTATTTGGAAAGACATATATACAGCGCAATAGTTCGTATTTACATGATTTCGCTAATGATGTTGTTAGCTTGGTAAAGGCTGGGGTATCATTACGTTATGATGAAAACAAAATCATTGGTGCTGTCAGAAAATCCTACAAAGACCCATATAATAACTCTGTCATGACAAAGGCTTCACGTGAGGGTAAGTATGCTATGGTTATCCCACACAGAGGGCAAGGTATTTATGCTGCCTCCTATGAGAATATCATAAGAAACGTCCAAAACACGATAAACTTATCGTGGGGACAGGTGGAAATCGAGTATGGTAGGTCAGTAAATGCGGTTGGGTATAGGACGTATAGAAATTCGTCATATCCTTGTGACATCTGTGATGAGATTGCAAGTCGTCCACATCGTATGAGTGAAGGAATGCTAATCCCAGCGCATCATCGGTGTTTATGTGGGGTTGAGTTTTTGTTCAACGAGAAAGTTCTTTCAAATGACGATACATAGAATATGTAGTGCTATTTGTATAGTTTTATTTGTTGGTAAAAAATGTAACTGAAACAAAGAATGGAACAAAAACGTAACAATGATTGTGTGATATAACTGCCAGTATATGTGTATTTTACGGAGGTGTATTTCGTTGCTTTGAAACAAAAACGAAACAAAGAATGAAACAAAGAATACCACATTTTTTGTAAATATATCTACTCATAAAAGTAAAAATACCCAGTAAAGAATTATATCTTACTGGGCATTTTTCTTATTTATTTTTTATGGATGTTTTTACCATTCTGAAATATCAAGCAATCCTTACATGATGTAGGATAATTGACAGGTATGAAGTAATGGATTGTGCTATCCTCCTCCTTTATCTCATCCTGTTTGATACGCGCATAATCGGCAATCTTTGCAGTAATATCAATCCACTCCTTTGAAGAAGGTTTTGTAAGTGCTCTTGCTTTCAGGAGGTCAGATAAGATTCTTTCCTTAGACGTTGCCTTTGCGAGGTCATCAGCAGATATATCGTTTCCTTCACCTTCTCCGTTCACTTTTTTAATATCTGCAATGTATCTTTGAACCCCGTCAAGTCCTTCAAGTTTTTGTTGTTCCGCTTTAAGCCGGCTTTTATCCCATGTTTGGCCAGTATTCTGAAAAGCCATATTCCATGCGTCGTTGATACCAATTCCTGCGGCTCTCATTGCGGCATAGCAAAGGTATTCGGCTTTTGCTAAGCCGTAATCCTTTGCCTTGCGCTGTAATGTTTGTGTGAAGAGTATATCGCTCATAATGTGCTACTTTATTTTTAGAGAATCCCAATTGTTTTCACCTAAGAAATTCCGATTTTTGTCCCACGTTTTTCCAGATTTATTGGGTCTGCCTTTTTTACCGCCCTTTGGCTGATTGAGGTCGCTACCACCCTTACCATGATTAATTCGTGCAGCGGCTTCTTCCTGCTCAATATTATTCTCTGTTTGGTTATCCTGTACCTCGAGTTGGGTGAGCAAATCCATCTGTTGCTTCTCTTTTTCTTCCGCAATGATGCGTGCGTACTCATCATTTTTAGGGAAGTCAGGGCAGCGTTCAGACGCTGTCTGCCGTGAAATAAATTTGTTCTGAACAGCAGTAGCCAAATTTGTAATGATTTCTGTCGAGTTACTATGTATGTACGGCAAAATCCATGCGTTAATGGGAAGTTCTGAATATGTAGCGGTTTGATTTTCCTCAAAGCCGATACCAAACTTAACCATTTTTGTAAGCATGTCAACGAACGGCTGCAATAGTTGTGCATCGTTCATGGCAATCTCCAATGCAGGGGAGTAGAGTAATTTGAGCGCGACTCCTGGCAAATCTCCAGACTTTAACTCTGGCGGCTTCACAGTGAATGACAACTCATAGATAAGGTCATACGACTTATCGAGTTGTGTCGCGAAAGCGTTTGAAGCGTCCGTGCCATTAAGGAATCCTGCTTCTGCATCTTTATCGTCCATTGCAACGAGTTTTGCAGCACCATTACTATCGCCAATAACGCTAATATCATCACCTGAACCTTTCATATACATAATAGGGAATGCATACGCTTTGTTGTTCTCGCATAGATGAGAGAAAGCCTCCTCGTAATCCTCAATATTCTTTTGTACGGCATGCCAGCACGGACCGTCTTCATTGCGTATATAAGCAACAGGAAGAAATGGGAATCCATGTGGCTTTTTGGTAATGAGTTCAAATCCGCCAAGGCCGAATATCTTTTTGAGGAATGCAGAAACGCCGCTTTCATTCACACCACGCTTGTAACGATAGATGTTTACGTCATCCCAGACCTCAACGTACTCTGTCTTTTCTATGCCGTCATCGTCATAGTCGTAGTATTTACGTGCAAATAGTTCAAGTTCGCCTGTAATAGAATCGAAATGAGGATAGAGTGTGTCACCATTCAGATAAGATAATGACTTTGCGCCAAACTTGCCGTTATTAAAATATCCTACCACGGCAGCATCGCCTGTAATCATTAGTGAGCGGATAGCTTCAAAGTTTCTTATCTCCATGTTGGAAAGCAACCAACACTTCTTGAATTTGATAAGATTCTTTTGATATTCTTCTTCTTTAGATTTATCCAATGCTCCGTCAGCGATTTCAAACTGAACATCGTTTCCTGTGAGGTGAAGGATATGCTTTGTTGCTATCACCTGTTGAAATGCAAAAGATGTTCGTGTGATAGGTTGCTTGTACCACTTTTTTGTTTCTGGGTCTTGTTTGTAAATGTCCGGGTACTTTGTTTCGTCAAAGATAGCGTGCGCCGATGGATAGTATTCACGCAGAAAGTCCGCTTGCGTCATAACAATTCTATACAAGTGGTCCTCTGGCATAGTTATGTCACCTGCATCGTCCCTTCTTTCCTGTATGTTGTGCGACATATACCCCTTTGGCGTAACTCGCCACCATGGTTTCTTTGTCAGCACCTCTCTGTAGTTCACTGTTAAATCATCCATAATCCTTTTACCTTTTTATGTTTCTTTTTTGTTAGTCTGAATATTTCGATATAGAACCAGCTCTCCCAAAAGTCTGGGGAATGCCCGACGTATCTTTTTGCAAGTTTTTTGGGAAGCAACTTAAATCCCTTATCAGAGCTAGTATCGTCACGTCTAAGCGACTTTCTCTCCTTCATTAGTATTTGCCTAAGTGGGACATTTTTGAAGCCATTACCGCTAAACTTTCTATCCAGCAAAGCAGGCTCAATAGATATTCCTCTTTCCTTTATTTCTGTGTAGAACATAAAGGCGCACTGCGATTTTAAGTCCTTGTATAAATATCTAATACCTTCTTCCTCTTTTCTATCAAGAGCAATTGGCGCAGCTTGGTTGTTAAATGGTACAGCGTTAGGGAAAAACCCCTTGAAGTATTGTCCAATACCTTGCATATCATAGGTAAAATTGCATTCCTCTACTCCCCACTCGCGCAACTTCGATTGTACGACCGACACTATTGTTTTTGAGTCAAGACGCATAACAATCAAATCTTTCGTGTGCCTTCCAATCCAGTGCCACATGACAAAGTTATCACCGCCAGTAAATGCAATGTCGGCTGAGGCTCTATGTACTTCATCATCAAGCTGCATAGAATTATTGAAAATACCCTCCAAATCCTCAATCTTCACCATGTCATCTCCAGCTGCCTTCCAATTCCAGTTAGCTTCAAGGTCACGCATACGCTGCTCCTCGTCCTGTTGTGCAAGGTTAGCAATATACGAAGCGTCTGTACTAATAAGCTTTATGTTCTCAGAAACATCTGCCCGAATAAAAGTTACAGACTTTATAAACATATCGAGCTTTGTGTAACCGAGTTCTTCATAACTATCCTTCCAAAGAGAATCAATAAGTTCTGAACATTGCTCATATACTTCTTCTCTTGTGTTCCCCCAAAAGATAGAATCGGGTGTATCTCCGTCCATAAAGCAATATCGTATCTGGCAATCTCTTTCTGGAATAATATAGCCTTCCTCGTCAACCCACCAATCAATAAACTTTCTGACCCAACTTTCTGGGTCAGGATTACACGTTATCCAAAACCTATTCCTGATGCGAGAAGCGTTACGGTTATTTGTTAAGAGATACTTGAATTTCTTATACTCAATCTGTGTTCCCTCGTCAATAGCAATGTAAGCGTATTGTCGCCCCTGAAATCTATTCTTGAAATCTTGATAAGCACCTGCATAGTATGAGAACTTCAACCAACCTCCGTTTTGGAAATTCCAAGTCATATCATTCTGTGACTTGTTGTATATGCCAAATTGAGAATAAACTTTATAGGAATCTGAGATTATGGAGTCAAGGTCATTTTTTTCTTTACGAAGTATAAGTCCATGGAAGTCTGAATTACGAATATCTTTGAGGGTCTCCATGAGCGCAGAGAACGATTTGCTATTGTGTGTTACAATGAAATCGTCAAGTAGAAATATTGAATCTTCTCCATCTACCGCAATACAACAACAGTCGTGTCTTATAGTGCTTTCGCATGAAACAACTTCAATAAGCTCTTCATCGTCGCATACAGGTAGATATACTTTATAGCCATTTGACAAATAATGAGCAATCTCCTTTGTTATAAAAGCGTGAGTATTGCCGATTATTTCAGAATACCTATTCTCTAACACCACGCACCATACATGGTCATCAGAGCATGTTATCTGTTTTCCGTTTTCAAGTGTGATAACAAAGCAATCAAGTTGAGAATAATCAGACCTACTTAGAACCTTTATTTCTTTTCTGTTTACACCAAATACTATATCCCCATACTCAATATCCTTAATTGCTTTCTTGCCATTTTTCGTAAGCACGATAGTATTTTTTTCTAAAGGTCCACCGCGCGAACCTCCCACTATCTTAATGTCAGCATCTACAGATAGTATTCGTTCTTGCGCTCCCTTTTGTGCGATAATCTTCAATTTATCTGGAGACTTGCGGTCAGCGTCACGCAAGAACTGTATGTATTCCTGTGTGTAAACCTTATCACCATTATGTAATGTTAATCCTGAAAGTTTTTCCATCCAATCGCAAATAGTATAAATATACAATATTATTTGCAAAAATATACATTTTTGTTTGGAATATTCATTTTTTATACATATTTTTGCTCTCGGATTGTATATATATTCAAATATTTTGCAGGATGGCGCAGCGGTAGCGCGGTTGATTCATAATCAATAGGTCGAAGGTTCGAGTCCTTCTTCTGCGACGATTAATCAATAGGATAACACTAATGGATAGAGAAGAACTCAGAGTATTAGTAACAAAGAATTTGGGAAGCACCCAGTTAAAACTTAGCGAGCGGACCATCAATGAAGAACTTGATGACGTTTTAGGTGATTTTGGAGACAACGAGGACGAAAATTCCAAGTTAGTCGAAAGAGTTGCAAACCGATTGAAGCGAATGGACGGCAATCTCCACGCTGATGTCTCAAAAGAGATTAAGGAGTATAAGGAGAATGTTGGAAAGAAGCAGAACGAAGGTAACGAAGGGGGCAGTAAGAAAAACGAAGCTGGTGATGGTAGCGTTAGCGAAGTCATGGAAGAGCTGAGAAAAATGAAGGCTGAACTCGCAGAGGAACGTAATATTCGCAAGCAAGAGCAGACCGAGAGAGCGAAGCACGCTACTATGGATTCTGTCAGAAAAGGCCTTAGGGAGAAGTTTGAAAATGCGGGCATGAAATTCAATGACTTCTTTGCCAAATCTGCCCTTTCAAAACTCGAAATTCCAAGTGATGGTGTCGATTTGAAATCTCTTGTTGAGCAAGCAGAGAGATTGTACAACGCAGACATCAAGGAAGCGGGTATTGAAATCGGCAAGCCACATGCAGGTGGCAATGTTGGCGGGAAGGGAGAAAAAGAGGACTGGAGTGATGTCGGCAAAATCGTTGGACGATACAAACCAAAGGCCGAATAATAAGTATTCAGTTTAACAATTAACATTAATCAAAGATGACAGAACTTGATTTTTATCAGCAAAGGATTCTCAATTCGGGAGTTTTCCAAGGCTCCGTACTGATTCAGGCTCATGGCGAGATTGGTGGCAGTCGTAACGTATTCGTTAAGTTGCAATCAAGCGCAAAGAATGGGTTGGTTTATCCAACGGTCGGTGGAGTTCTCGTAAATCCTTTCAAGGGCAATGCAAAGATTTATGCAGGTGACCTTTTAGAGTACAATCCAGGTATCGAGGGTGATACTGGTGCTACTATTAAGATTATGAAGACTTATGAGGTAGCTAAGGCTGCATCGACAACCGAGGTCCTCATTAAGCGTGACGGCTTCCGTCATATCCCATTCGTGGGTGATATTCTCATGGTTGCGCCAAACACTCTTACGGGTACAGGTACAGGTGTTACTGTTACCGCAGTTGAAGCAACGAAAGACAACACCGCAGGTGATGTTTGGAAGCTTACTGTTAGTGCAGCCGTTACCGCAGCTATTGGCGCAGTCCTCGTGGAAGCAGACAAGGCTGGCGCAGGTGCTAAGGCTATTGTAACTAACCCTAACTGCTATGCACCTTCTGATTTTGATTTCGCATACAACCCTGCAGCGACAAACAACGACTTCGAAGGCGCACGCTATCTGTTCACTCCATGCCTTGCTAACGCGAGCACTGTCCTTTACAAGGCAAAGATGTCTCCAATGCCTGCAAGTGTTCTCGCACTGAACACAAGCAAGGTTGCAGGCTGGTTCTCACTCTAATGTTTCACACTTAAAAGGTATAACGAAATGGCAAAATACAATTTTGAAGATTCAAGATACGCAAAGTTCTTTGCAAGTCCAGAGAACAATCGTTTCTTGCAGTCATTCCTTGATAACAGTGCTTTGTTCTACACCAATTATGGTTGGTACAAGACACAGGGACGCATAGCAGTAGAAGAAACACCAACCCATGCTGACGGTACAGCTGTGTTCTCCGCAAAGGCGCGCAAACTAAAGGCTCCGCACTTAATGGATCTTCGTGCTCCACTTGGAGATAGCAATCAGGCAGAGCCTTCAAAGGTTCTCACCTATAGTGCATCTATTCCTGACTTTATCGCAGAGGGTATTGTAGAAACAGCGACTGAGCGAAGCTACAAGGTTAAAATGTTCGAACAGTTTGGTAATGACGCAGACATTGTCGCAGCCTATGTTAGCAATCTACAAGACAAGTTTAATTCTGTTGATTCAACAATGACCTTTATGACTGCTCAGTTAATGACTACCGCAAAGATTGATTACACAGGTATCGGTCGTGGTATTCAACTTCCTTTGCACAAGGCAGACGTGCCAACAAGTAACTTCCTCAAGGCAGGTGTAAAAACTTGGGCTGACGCTGACTGTAAGTTGCTTACACAGATGCGAGTGTTAGAGGAAAAGGTGCGTCACCAGATGGGCGATTATGCTGGTCCAATGCTTTGGCAGATGACCCGTAACGACTTCTATAACATCTTCTTGAATAACAAAGAGGTTCGCGCTTTCGTTTCTGATTTCCGCAAGCGGAATAATCAGGCTTCAACTCAGGAGATTCCTGTTGTTGACTCAGAGTGGAACAAGGCTGTTGTTGACTTAGAGGGAATCTCTCCTATTGAGATTGTTGTTGAACAGGAAAACAACAAGACTCACACTAAGGAGGAGGTTGTTAAGGGTTGGAAAGATGGAACAGTTGTTCTTCGCCCAGCAGGTGACGCTGTAGAGTTCCAACACAAGGCTATTCTGGACGAACAGATGATTAGAGATTATGGTGCTGATGCCATCACCTCTGTCTTTGGTCGTGGTAATGACGGTCTGTCTCTTGTTGTCAACTCAACGGTAGATAACGGTCGCTTCAAGGAGTGGCACACAGATGTAATGATGTCTGCTTGTCCTGCTTTGATAGAGTTCCCTAACCACTACATCATCGACATTAACACCGCCGACTAACAATTAGATTGAACTTGTATGGAAGCAGTATCAGAAGTAGAAAAGACCTACACGATTGAGGATTACATCCTTGCAAAGGTTAAGTTTGAAGTGCCTGTCGATGCACTATATCCAATTTTCATTGACAGAGGATTTGAAAAATCAACTCCAATCATTGATTGTAACATGGATAAAGTTCGACTTGCATACGCTGACCTTTTGAAATGGATGGTTCTTGGTCCAAGTAAGGTTAATAACACTTCTGATACTGATAATGGATGGACTCACTCGTCTGGCGGTTATCAGCTTACAAATGATGACATTAAGGAGTTGAAAAACGAAGCTAATGCCATTTATAAGGAACTCGAACCATCTTCTGTCTTTGGAAGAAAAACTACTTTCAAAATGAACAGTGGCGGAATCAAGCACTCTAATATGGACTTAGCTGGCAATCCTTTGCCACATATCATTCGTTAAGAGGTACGATTATGAGAAAGGAAGTTATAAGCAATCCTCGTTATCCTCACACAATTAAGATTGTGCGTCTGACAGACGTTCAAGTATCTGTTGTGGACGATAGTGAGATTGACAGCGAAGACCCATTCGCAACGAATACCACTTCTACTCCTCACACAAAGACAGAGAAGCAGGAAGAGGCTTTGTACAATGGCAAAGGACGTTCTTTTACTGATACCACAACCAATGGAATGGGAAAGGTTGATATAAATAAGCGTAAGGCTTCTATCCCTGTTAGATTTGATGTTTGGAAAGCAGGTAAGCTCCCCCTTGATGGAGATACAATCTTTGCTACTGTTGGTAATAACACCGAAGAGGGGCGTGTTCGAGACTGTGAGCCTGACAACGATAGAACGATTGTTTATTGGGAACTTGTAAGAGTATAGAGTGTGGAAAGTTTAGCAGAACAATTTGAGAAGAGGATCTTTAAGCCATTCAATGCGTATGCAGTTGAAAAGGCTAAACAGGTTGTTGATGCTATAGCCGCAGAAGCTATCGACGTTGCTATTGCAAAACACAATCCTCTTGGCGAAGCCGACTTTTACGATATTACTGGTAACTTGTTCACCTCTATCAGTTCAGCTGCGTATTATAAAGGGACTCCTTTTGTGATATATTCAGTTGGCGATATTGCGAAAGCTCCATTGAGTAAGACACTCATAAAAGGAATGAAAAAATATCGACCTTTCTATGCCGATGACACATCTGGTAAAGGTGGTCCATATACTGCTCCTTCTGGAACAAAGAGAGTTGATGGTCCGACTGAATCTAAAAAGGCTCTCTCGGATATGTTTACAGGTATTCCTAAATCGCATACATGGTCAGTAAAGGTAGTAGCTGCCGTCCCATACGCCTTTAAGGCGCATAACCTTATGGTGGCTATTAAGGAAGAAGTCGCACATAGAGCATCATCAAAGAAGATATGGTAAGTTTAAAGACATTATACTACGGTATTGCGAAAGCAGTAAATGGTATCTGTGATAAGGGGTACTACCAAGATAGACCTGCTTCGGTCACAGATAGACCTGATAGTTATATCGTCATTAATCTTCCTTCTACTGTTTATAACAACGAGTTAGGGGAACGTGGTGAGTATAATGATTTTTCCACTTCTATCGTTTTGGAAATCTATGTAAGAGATGTTGTGTCTGCGAGTAATCCGAATAGCATGGATATAAAAAAGATGGACGAGAAGGTAAGTGCCGTTCTAAAGCTTTTCCCAATTAGTACTGACGACTTTAAGATAAACAATCCACAGATAACCCTACAGACGAGTGATAAGTCAGGATTTCATGTAACATTCATACAAGGGCAATTAAGAACAAAATAAATTATTTTTACACTTAAAAGGATAACATTATGGCATTAAAAAAGAAGACAGAATTGAAGGATATATTCTCTGGCCCTTCATCTCTTATGTATCAGAAGGCAGCAATTGACCTTAGCAGCGCAACCGCTATCGCACTTGCTCCAGAACTTGACATCCCTGTAAAGGTTGATTCTTTGAAGATTGAGCAGGGCGACCCAACTCTTACTCACTACAAGGTGATTGGTATGAATGGCGACTGGCAGTCAACCGCCGAGATTGGCGACTTTGAGATTTCTTTCACTGTTCCAACAAAGCATGCAGATGTCTTGAAATGGGCACACGGCGAGGATGCTGTTAAGAGCAACGTTCAGGCTACTATCGGCAGTGCAAACTACAAGGGTCAGGCTCTTACCCCAACCAAGCACAAGATTACTGGTAATTTCATCATCGAGGACGATGCACAAGAGAATATCATGATTCTTGCAGGTGTTTCTCTTTGGGCTAAGCCAATGCTCGACGATGGTAAGGTTTACGCTATCGGTCTTACAGGTACACTTGAGATTGGTGATAAGCCTTCTATCGCATGGTTGAAGAAAGTGTAGGCTAATCTCAACAGGTATTAGATTTAGGATAACAACAACGCAAGGGCGGCTGGCTTTTCAAAAAAAGAGCCGTCGCCCTTTACTAATTAAAAGAATATGGCAACAAAAAAGATAGAGCAGCCGAATGTAGAACTTCAAGAAGTCCTTGATGATATATTAAACGAAACTCCCACCGAGTATGTCTTTCGTGGCAAGAAACGCAAACTTGGGTGGCTTCACAAGGGGACAACAAGGAAGTTTACGCACATTGAGTTAAAGGAGAAGAACGAATGGAAAAAGCGCATTAAGCAGTGTGCGGTTGTGCAGCTTAACAATGTTTGGAAGATACGATTTTTCTATTGGCTATTGTGGAGATACTACTATTACGTCATTGATCTTGATGTGTGGGAAGTGTTGGGCATGCTCAATGTTGCTAAAAAAAAAATACAATCAGTAGCATTGCAACTCACTACCATATTAGCGACCGCAATGACGGACGCGATGATGACGATGACGAAAGCGGAAGCCGAGCGTATCCAAGCAGAACAAGTTGGGGAGGAGCATATAGTTTAGCGGAGAAATTTAATTTTCTATTTGAGCGGCGTTTCGGAATACGTGCGTACGATTATTGGTGGGGTTACACATCAGCTCAAATTGACCTTATGGCAATCGATCAGCCGACAATTGTTTACTTAAAAGACAACAAGAGCAAACACGCAAGCAAGGCGGAAATTGACGAATTAACAGAAGCGTGGGAGAAGAAACACAAACATTCGAGGGCTGGTAAGCAGATTTCTCTTAATGAGTATTTTAATAATGATATTACAGACGAAAGTAAAGGATAACGTGGTATGGAGAATGGAAATTTAGGAGATTTGTGGTTTAGTCTCGGAATTAGAGACAACGTTTCCAAAGAACTTAACGGGACTCTGAAAGAAGTTCAGCGTTTAGAAGGTCTCATAGGAGAAATTAACAAGAAAATTGTTAAACTGAAACAAGAAGGAAAAGGCGATGATTCTAAGATATTAAAAAGTGCGCTAAATAACGCCCTCGATTATTTGAATATGCTTCAAAAAATCAATAAGGAGCGTGATAAAATATCCGACCTAAAATCTATTAATAAGGGAGTTGATACATCAAAACTCGAACAAGCAGATAAGCTACTTCGAGATATGAAACAGCATCTTTTGGATATTCAGTCAAGTAAGAAATTTGGAGGAGTAGATGTTTCCGTTATATCCGCCTACTCTAAAAGTCTAAGAAACACTTTAACTGACGTTAAAAATCTAAAGGAAGCTTTTAATAAGGATAATTCTCTCTCTAATTCAGCAAACAATGCGGCACGATTAGAGAAAGATTTGGTGCGTGTAAAAAACCGTCTTCAAGAAATTTACTCTTTGCAGTCGCAGGGTATGAAAAACGGTTTTGATACGGGAATGCTGTTATCGGGTGGAAATTCATTACGAGGTGTTCAGCAACGTATACAAAAGATGTTATCTGATTCAAGTAAGCTAAATGATTTATCTACTTATAAGAAGTTAATTTCAGATATAGATCTTGCACTAACAAAGGCAACAGGAAAAATTCAAGAATACAATAGAGCAAGGCATAAATCTGTACAAGCTGAAAAAGAAGTGGCAGCGGCTGCAAAAAAGACACAAGCAGCTGTAATGGAACAGGCTTCTGCTGCAAGAAGTTTAGCTTCTGCTTACCGTCAAGCACATGATGCCACAAGTAAGACTTCTAGTGTTATTAGCGATATAAAGAGCCTGTTATTGCAGGGTGGTATCATTTATGGCGCACAGCAGTTTGCCAACTCTATTATTCAGACTGGTGGTGAAATAGAAAAGCAACACATTGCGTTGCAATCTATACTCGGAGATTTGCAAAACGCTAATGAGTTGTTTGGTCAGATTAAGAATCTCGCTCTTGAATCTCCATTCACCTTCTCTGAATTAAATCGAGATGTTAAGCAGTTGGCGGCATTTGGTGTAGAGACAGACCAGCTCTATGATAAAACCAAACGTATTGCGGATATTTCAGCGGGTCTTGGCGTATCATTTGAGAGATTAGGTCTTGCATACGGACAGATTAAGTCAAGAAGCTGGCTTGACGGAAAGGAATTGCGTCAGTTAGCATACGCGGGTCTTCCTATGCTTCAAAAACTTGCCGACATGTACACTCGTGAAAGGGGAAAAGCCTTTACAACGAGAGACGTACGTACAATGATTTCTAAAAGAGAGGTCTCATTCGAGGATGTTGATAAAATTTTCGACGAACTGACAAATAAGGGAGGGCAGTTTTATCAGATGCAGAACACTCTTTCTGATACCTTGCTTGGTCGATACCTAAAATTAAAAGACGCATGGGAGATTATGCTTAGTGGGTTTGCTCGTGGTGATAGTGTTGTGGGCGGAACTATGAAGCATATTCTTAATTCTGTGACAGCTCTTGTACAAGGCTTTGACAAGTTAGGGCCAGTGATACTTGCTGCGTTTAGTGGTGTTGCTCTTAAAAAGGTTGGTTTTGCAATTGGTGGAGATACCGCTGCAAGTATTTTGCAGGCAAAAGGGGTATTGGCTGCTAAGTATCAAGAAAAAGCTCTTTCCGGGCAACTTGAAGCTACGGAGAGAAGAATACTTGCTACTAAACACCTTATAACAACAGAAGACTTAAAGGCTCTGGCTGCAAGTGGTGCTATCACTAACAAAGAGGCTCAACGTTTATTGCTTTCCAATAAGATAACAGCTTCGCAATATGCTCAGTTAGGTGTGCTTACAGGCTCATCTGTTAAGATAAACGCCATGACTGTGCGAATGAGAGCGTTGAATATGGCCGTTGCAAACGGAAGCGCATCTGCTTGGCAATCCTTCGCTTTGAGAGGTCTTGCCGCAACCAACATGGTTGCTGGCGGAATAAAGTCAATAGGAGTTTCTTTGTGGTCGGCAATTGGAGGATTACCTGGTCTTATCCTTACTGGTGTCACCATGGGGCTTGTTCATTTATGGCAAAAAAGTGAAGAGTTAAAGCAGGCTCAAAAGCAGGCTATGGATGAGCTTACCGATAGAGCTAAGCAATTAAAAGAGTTTCTTGCAGATAATGATATAAAGAAGGCTATCGGCAATGGAGGTCAAGATCTAATTAATTCTATTGACACATATAAAGAGAAATTAAAGGAACTCGCTCCTTATAATTATGAAGCGTATGTGATGCAAATGGAGGAAAAGGCATCACACGAAGAACGTTTGAAGTATCTGCGCAAAGAGCTTGAGCTACTTAAAGAGGCGAATACAGTATCTACAAGAAAATCTGATAAGTTTATTGATAATTTTGGTGGAAGATTTGAAGATATTGGTGATAATATAAAGGGGTTGCAACAATCTGTCGACGATTCTGGTAAAAACCAAACGGCTAAACAGATGTTTAAAGAATATCGTCGTAGCATAGACTCTACAATCAAGGATATAGCTGAGGATATTCTCAAAGAGTTTCCTGACATCGCAACCAATCCAAAGACTCAAGAGGCGTTCAAACAGCTTAGGGCCAACTTGTATTCTGCAAAAAATTTCACACCCGACCAACAGATGTATATTGACATAAAGTTGGACGAGTTACTTCATATTAAAGATGATAGTCGTTTCAAAACAATGGTGCAAGATAAACTCTTGTCTGTTGTAAACGAATCTAAGATTATCCTCTCAAAAGGTGTCGAGGAGACTGGGGCTATGCTTGTAGAAAAAATAAAGTATGGGCAGAAACTTACAGATGCTGAGAAGAAGAAACTTGACGAATTATTACATACGGCTATTTCTAAACTAAAAGCAGATTTTCCTGAATATGCAAGCTATCTCCAGACCCTACTCAATAATGCTAATTTTGTTGCAAGTGTTAAGCTGGATTTCGTTGGAGAAAAACCGACGGGGCTTCAAAAACAGATATATAATAACTTTCCGTTAATCTCAAACCCAAATGTACGAAACCTTGGTACAAGTTGGATGGGGGAAAATCAATCTATTGACGAGGCTGTCAACAAAGGCAAACAAGAAATTAATAAACGTCTTAACGAATTTTTGTCAAGAAAAAACGCCTTTGTCAAAGGGAAAATTACCAAAGACGAATTAAATAAGTCAGAAATTGATTATAATGACTCTGTTTCGGCATTGCAGTTAGGCTATGGAGTAACTTACAAAGGAGAGAACACTGGTCTTAACAAGAAGTTTCAACAGCAACAAGAGAAAGCAAAAAGAACCGCAGAGAAGGCTAAACGCGATGCTGAGCGTGCTGCCGAAAAGGCAAGGCGAGAGGAGGAGCGTCGTCAGCGTGAAATCCTCCGTACATGGCAGAGTCGCAAGAGACTGCTTGAAGAGTACTACGAAACATGGGATAGATGGCGTACCATTGAGGGAAAAGAGGATGCAAAAACACGTCTTCGCAACGATAAGCGTTTCAGCAGCATAAATAAGATTTACACTGACCCTGAAAATTTGTCAGGAAACTTATCAAAACTCGTTAAGGGTTATGAAAAACTTGCCAAGACGGAAGATCAGCGTAATTTCCTTGCAGAAACACGCACAGAAGCCGCAAAAAAAGAAGCAGACCTCGAATTTAGGAACGCAGAAAGACAAGCAAAAGCACTTAGTGAACAACTTGATTTATTATCAAAGCAATATGACATTTATCAGAAGCTTTCAAAGTTTACAACAAGTGCCGCTGCTGCTGAGTACGCTTTTGGCTCATATAACGTAAATCGTGCTGGGAAGGGAAGCTATTATGGTTATCTGCGTGATACATTAAATAGCTTGCAGGGCAAGAAGGTTACTCCAAAAGCGTTTGTCGACAACAGTATGCCAGATAGTGACAAAGACAAAAGAGAGCTTGGAAATGTCCTTGTAACAGCAAGCACAAAGCGAGTTGACTTCGGCCCTGACGGTCTGGAGGGGGTACTGGCTATGACCGACGCAGAGATTGAGGAAAAGTTTGGAAAAGAAAGACTCTTGGTCAAAACTATTCTTGATTACAAGAAAGAGCGAACTGCTCTTGATACCGAAATCGCTGAAGACTTGTCCAAAGGTTATGAGTTCGAGGATGATTATGCTGTTCAGATTGAGTTTAATAACAGGAGACTTGATGAACAAATTGAACGTCTGCGAGAGCGAAACAAATTATCAAGCGATAATCCTCAGCACATTAGTGACGATACTCTTTCTGAAACAGAATTAAATCTCCGCAAAAAGACAATTCGTGAGAATAACGACCTTTCCTTTAAGCAAATGCAGAAGGAAACAGGTTGGAAGGTTGCTCTTGGAAATCTTGGTGCGATGTCAAGTGGTGTTATCGAGCGTATCAGAAAAGAAATCGAAACAAGGCTTGATATTGGGAATATCTCTGATGACGAGCGAGGGCAACTTAATGACGCTCTTCAGAAGCTGAATGAGCAATTTGAGAAGAGCGACCCATTCTCTTCGATTGTAAAAGGCTATGATATTATTAAGGCTATCGAGGCTATTCGCAATGGTGGTAAGGATAAAAATGGACAGTACACTGTTGACGCTCAAAAAGCACGTTCGATTGGGTTAAAGGTAAGCAAGGATAATAAATATTCAGACGCAGAACTTGACGAGGCGCATGCAAATGTATTTAGAGGCTTCGATACGTCAATTAAGGCTATTGCTGATGGTTTCCAGTCCTTACAAACAGTACTGCAACCAGTAGTTGATTTATTTGAGGCTCTCGGCAACAAAGGGATTGGAGAAGGTGCTGAAATAGCAGGTAAAGCATTTAACAGTGCTTCAAATGTTGCTGGAGGTCTTAACAACATAAGACAGTTAGCAGGCCCTAATTCTCCTATTGGCGAAGCTATCGGTGCAGCTGGGCCTTACGCAGCGATAGCTGCTGGTGCGATAAGCGTATTTACGTCATTGTGGAGTAAAAAGACTTCGTCACAGAAAGCCTACGAGAAACAGGCGGAATATCTAAAGAATATTCAAGCGGCTACCAAGGAGATTAATAGTAACTTGAAAGAAAAGGTTTCTTCTGCTTATGGTTCACAATCTCAGGTGTATGGAGATAAGGTTAAAAAGAATCTTCAGACGGAGGCGCAAGAGTTAAGACGCACATATTATCTTTGGACTGAGGCGAAAGAACATCGAGGAGGACATAGAAATAGGGTTAGAGTAAGTGATTTTGCAAAAAATCTTAACGAGTGGCTTAAGGATAACGGCTTAAACAAAGCCATTATGAAAGAAATCCTCCTTCCTCGTCTAGGATGGGTGAACTTCGCTAATGGCGGACGCCAAATTACAAATTTTGGCTCTCAGGAACTACAATGGCTTAATGGTGATGTTTTAAGACGTTATAGAGAGGAACACGCAGGAGAATGGGCAAATCTCAATTCAACTGCAAAAGAGATTTTTAATCGTCTTATAGAAATAGAAAGCGAAGGCGGAGAGATACAGAAAACAACAGAAGAAACTGCCAAGGCTCTTACAGACATGGATTTGAGTTCTCTAAAGTCAGAGTGGGCTGACCTTCTTAACGACCTCGATTCTGCAAATGAAGATTTCGCCGACAATTTCGAGAAGCACATGCGAAACGCCATTCTTAACGGAATGGTCGCTAATCAATATCGGGATAAACTTGCTGAAATAAACGAGGAGAATGCAAAACGTGGAGGAAATGAGAAGGGAAATAAGTATGTTGCAAAAGATGGTAGCATAAAACAACATACTGGCGGTGATGATTCTAAAGATGTCTTATCAGAATACACTGCGGAAGAATATCGTCTCTCTGCCGAAGCCTATCAACAATACTCAGAGCAAGCTCGTCAGACTCGAGACGTTTTAAAGAAGATTTATGGATGGTCTGATAAGGACGGTAAGTCACGTGCTGGTAGCAACATCAAGGGTATCACAGAGAATACATCTGATATAATTGCGAGCTACCTGAATGCCATTAGGGCAGATGTAGCTATCAACAGACCAAATATTCAAAAGATTGCTGATGCAGTTGCAAGCATGCCAGAAATGAGTGGCATAGCGCAGTCGCAGTTATCTCAACTCACAACACTTGTAACCCTTGCACATTATCGTAACGGGCGGCTTGATGATATGTATGATTGGATGCGGTCAGTTACCAAGGAGGGAGGAACGAAGCATTTAGCTGTATAGAAAAGAGCGGAGAAATTTTTTTCTCCGCCCTTTCATTATGTCATTTGTCGTTTTTTAGTCTAATCCCTTCTTTTATTTTATCCTTTGATGTTATTTTAGAAAATGTATAGATGATAAACCCTCCTGCGGCTTCCTGTCTAACTTTAAAAACTAATTCCCAATTTTTATCTGCCATCCAGTTGATAAAGCTTGCAGTAGAAGGAAAATTTATCTCCTTCCCTTGTTCGTCTATAGGTTTTGCATCATTGTTTTTCCCAAACGAAAATCTCTCTCCTTGCATATCGCCAAAATCAAGATAAATAATATATCCTCCTGTAATTTTTGAATCACATCTTGCTTCACAGTAATATTTCTTCCCTTGAGCCATAAGATTTGTTTGTGTGTAACATAATAACACAAATAAAAAAAGTAAATACTTTTTCATAATTTATCGTTTTTAGTTAAAATACATTTGCAAAGGTAGTGATAAAACGCTACCCTTGCAAATATTTTGAGATTGTTCTATTTGTTGTGTTGGTTTTCTGTTATTTTTCTTGCTCTGAATGTTGACGAAATCGCAATAAGTTGTGAAACTTTATTCATTAATTATTGTATATTTATGCAGCATTTTGTATATTTGCATAATAAGTTTGCAAATATATGAAGTACGACAAAGTATATATTCAAAAGATGAAAGAAGGTGCTACTGTAAAAGAAACGGTAGCAGACTTCGATATTTATTGCTCTGATATTCCTTTCAGGATGTTTGTTGAGGCAAAAGACCCCTCTAAGCGTGACTGGATGGACGAACATGGCGATGATGAATATATACCAGATAGTGGGCTTAAATTGAAAGCATACACTATGGATGTTACTTTCTGCTGCAAAGGGGATAAGTTTTCGTCAAATGCTAAAATACAGAAGTTTGTTAGATACTTGACAGGCATGGATGGAACAGGTGCTGTAATGATGATGTATTGTACTTGGACCAAAATTGGGCGTAAGGAAATGCGTTTCGATAAACTTAATGACAAAGCAGAGCTTGTCAGAGACAATGACGGAGATACCCTTGTTTTTACAATAACGTTTAAGGTCAACGACCCTGTTAGCGATGTAAGCCCCACTATTGCAGGAGGAGTTGTAACTGGCTTGAGAAAAGGATAACTACTATGAGTGAATGGTTTATTAAGCATAGTGATGGTAGCCCGTTAAAAGATGCGAATGGCAACGATGTTTCCACAAAGAGCCTTGAGTATAGTGGTTCTTGGATGGGCGAATGCTTCGTGACTATAACTTTTAATAGTCCTGCCCCAATATCTTTTCATATTGGTGATTACTTAACTTACAGGGGTGAGGTCTTTGAAATCAATTACGACCCTGGTAAGATAAAGCAGTCAAGGCGTAACGAACACGGAGAAGCATTTGTTTATAACAATGTCAAATTTAACGCAAAGCAAGACGAGTTGGCAAGAACAGAGTTTCTTGATATTGTGTTGCACGATAATAATATCCACTATACATCGCTAACAAAATTCTCTTTCTACGCATCATCTCTTGATGATTTGTTGGACCGCATACAAGCTAATCTAAATGAACAATGGGGGGATGGGGAATGGAAAATATATAGTCGAAATAAGCTACGTTCTGGTCAGCGTGGGTGTGTAGATGCAGTGTGGGATAAAACCTATGGTTCAGGCATTTCTGATAATATCATAAAATCAACTTCAATAACTGCCGATGGCTTAAACTGTTGGAGTGCTTTGGCGTTGGTTAACAGCCAGTTCGATGTTAATTTTATTGTAAGAGGTCGAAATGTCTTTGTTGGAACAGCAGGACTACCAACCTCAATGATTTTTGAGTATGGCAAAGGAAATGGGTTGTATCAGATAGAGCAAAATGCAGATAGCGAACAAGCTATCACAACTCGTTTGCGTGCGTATGGTTCTACAAAGAACCTTCCAAATAGATATTACGCTACTCTTAATTTGCAAACATTTGCAGCTGTAGCATCTATCGAAACAAAGGGAGGTTCTGGTGGAAATTATAATATACAAGCTTGTCTTGATTTACCTTTCTCAATCGCTTATTTCTATAATTCTTTACAAGATTTAAGTGATGGTAGGAAGTCGTATTTGGTAACGATAGAATGTGGTGGCTTTAAGGTAAAAGCCTCTGTTTTTAAAGCAAAGAACTCGGAAAAGACTTGTTTCTTTGCAGCTCACAATAACACATTAAATCTTGAAAGTCACCAAAATGATCTCGCTGATATTCAGAATTTCGGGAATGCAGTTGAGGTTGGTGCAAGAGTTACTTTCCTCTTTGGAGTGAAAAAAGAAAGCTTCCCAAGGGAGAATAAAACGTACGCAACAGACAACCTTCCTAACAACATGGCGGTTGACCATCTTATGTTGCCGGGGTTCCCAAACAAATCCTTAAAAGATTGGTGGAACGAACAGACCGAAGGAGTTAAAAGTAGAATTTATAGCGGAAGCAAAGCACACTTATTTTCAGAAAACAAGTATCGTCCGTATGTAGATTCTACAAATATATCAGAGATAGGAGTACGTCCAAACTCTGTATATTTCGACACAGAAAATATACAGGAAGGTCTTGTTGAAATATTCCCAACTATTGAGGAAATGGAAGTTGGCGGAGTTAGGATTGATGAAGTACACTCTGCTGACAAGATAGAAGATAATGGTGTGTTCAAAGACGGAACATCCATTCCTAATTTTCATATATATCTGAAATCAGCTATTGATTTTGATATTAATGACCTTATTGGTAACTCAACAGAAACTCCTACAATCTCAATGAAAGACGGAATGTGTGGAGGACGCACATTCCAGATTAATTCTGCAAAAAAGTTAGGAGACGGGAGATGGGAGCTTAGTTGTCAAAGAGTTAAGGACGAAAGTCTTAATCTTTACTTCCCTTATAATGATTATCAAATTAAGGAGAATGACCATTTCGTTCTCTTGGGTATTCCATTGCCAGATTCATACGTTGAAGCAGCGTCTCGAAAACTGTTAAAGTACGCTTTGCAGTATCTTGATAAGAACGATTACACAAGGTACGTATATTCTCCAAAGATTGATGATGTGTTTATGGCTCGCCAGCATGATGTCGCTATTGCCGACACAACAGGGGGTATCGTATCGCTTCATGACACTATCAAGGAGGGAGATATAATGCAATTTGACGATACTGATTTGAATATCAACGCCAAGATTGCAATAGACCAACTTACTATTAGAGAAAGCGAAGACAAGATACCAACTTACGAAATAACACTTCGCGAAGATAAGTCTGTTGGCACTATCCAAAAAATACAGGAGAAGATTAATTCGCTTTGGAGTGGAAATGGAGGGGCTTCTGGAGTAGAAGGCAATAATCTTACCGTTCCACAAATACAACGACTTATCGAAAGTTATGGTGGTCAAAGATTCCTTAACAAGTTAAAGCCTGACACCGCACAAGAATTAATAACATTCTTAAAGGGTGTTGAGTTTGGTGTATCAGGTAGTGGTATAACCGGTGATGGCAACGCTAACCTATACGATGTTGTTGCAGAGAGCCTAAAGAATAGAGGTTTCCGAAGTGGACTTATTGATGGCTCAGGTTTTGGAATCTATTATGACCTTTATGGGAAATCTATAGCAGAGGTTGATAAACTCAATGTAAGGCAGAAAGCGACCTTTTCGGAGTTAGAGTATAAACGCCTTGCATTTACAACGGGTGATGTTGGCTTTACATCAGCAAGTGCGCATATTAGTGATGTTATTCCTATTGACAATACGGGTGCGCCAATTGCCAAGAATACCACTGTCCCAAATGGCAAGACGATTAATGCTTATCGTTGCTATTTCCTCGCCGATGATGGTGACAAGCGTATCAGCAACGATTGGAGGATAGGCGACCAAGCCATGTGTAAGACTGCAAACCTCATATCACGCACAACGAGTGGTGCAGCTAACAGATACTATTGGCGGTTAGTGGTCAATAAAGGAACTGAAACGATAAACGGGAAGAAGTATCACTTCATCGACCTCTCAAACGTCCGTGGCATTGTTAACATTTCAGATGCAACCCTACAAAGGGGTTATATCTGTGTAGGCTATGATACAAATCCAAGCGTAAAGAACGATGTCCCAATGGCAGAAGACGACCTTATACAATTAGGAAGTCAGACCGACACCGACAGACAAGGCGCAGTAGTCATATATGTTTCTGAAAATAGCAAAATCGTGATGTATGCAGGCATTAACGACTACAACCTTACTTCACACATTGTAAATGAGTTCTCTCCTAATGGGTCAACGGTGCGTTCAGATAAATTCTCTATAATATCAGGAGCAGGTATGGGAATAAGCGCACCGATAGTATGTGATAGAGGACAGTGGGTCAGTGGAACGATAGCAGGGCATTACGATAGATTCTCTTATAACGGGTCACTATGGCTCTGTAATGTAGGTATCGGACAGACCACCAACGAAGCACCATCCGAAACGAGCACAAAGTGGATTAAGCAAGTATCAGAGGGTGAAGCCTATACCATCTCGGTTGTGATTAAGAGTGGCTTAATTAGCAACGGAAAAGGCAGCGTAACACTGCAAGCAACGCTCTATAAGGGCAATGTTGATGTATCGTCAGAGTACAATCGTTCCCTATGGTCATGGAAGCGTAATAGCGGTGATGCGGTTTCAGATAGAACGTGGAATGGCGCACATCAAGGTGTGGGAAGAGAAATAACAATAACAGCGTCAGAGGTGACTTCAACGGCAACCTTTGATTGCGAAATAAACAATTAACAATGCAGGTAAGAGGACAAATAACTATTCACAACGTGCGTGACGGAGAAACAGCAGAGTTCTATCGCCTTAAAGTAGTGCGTGAGGAAGCTATCGTGAAAGCAGATGGCGTGCTGAAGGGTACTTTCAGCTATTCCATCGAGTACGTAAAGGGTTCGTTGACGACCATAAAGAATGGGAATAGGGATGAGTTATATGTGACGTGTCGGACAAATACCAATGAAAACGTTCTCATCACATTAGGGGCAATTAACAGCGGTACTTTTACCCTCAACGAGTATATTAAGGCTGCGAACAGACCTGATTATTTCATTGTTGAACTGAAGAAGGGTGACGATGTCGTTGAGACAAGAAATGTTCAGGTGATGATGGAAGCTGCATCCTATACCAAGATTCTCAACGATATGAGAGAAACTATATCCACGAACGGCAAGGATATAACAAGTATCAGACAGGACGCACAGAGCATAAGAATCATTGCGGAAGGGTTAAGAACAGGCGTGAGAAACCTCCTCACAGGCGGAAAGATTGAAAAGACTTATCACACATCTGGATTTAACGAAGGTAAGACAAACCTTAAATTGAAGCCAAACACTACCTATACTATGACAGTGTCAGGTCATATCAGTACGGAAGCAGTTTCAAAAGGTCAGACTTTACGAACATTCATTATTGCATCGGATTTTTCATGGTATAGCGATAGCGGTATCGAAATTAACACCACAAATGATGTTGTCAAGCATTACACCTTTACCACTCCTGAAACATTGCCTAATGATGAGGCATGCGTTTTCGATGCCTACCCAGTCCCAAGTAAATTACCGCCTGAAACAAACGGAGACATAACTGTTAACTGGGCTGTCGTGACAGAAGGCACAATACCTGCCGCAGAGTGGATTCCATCAAAGGAGGAGAGTGCAGAGGAGCGTGTTAAGTCTGTGGAGTTGAAGTTGGAGAATGGCGAGTTTCGCATCAAGAGTGATAAGACAGTCTTCGTTGACGATAGCGGGAAAGAGTCAGTCTTAATCCAGAATGGTAAGATAGCCGCTAACCTCATCGATGCAAAGGAGGTACGTACCACGCCTGACGAAAGCGGTTTGCATATCGAAATGTACGAGGGGACATTCGATATCCTTACGAAGGGCAATAAGAAGGGTATCTCAATGACTGTCGATAAGGATGGATTTCCGCATCTTATCTTCTTTGATACCGAAGGCAACGCTAAGTACGATTTAGGTTATACAGGACTGAAGGAACTTGTATCGGCATATCGTGCTGCTTACTGGACAACATCCGTCTTTGTCAATGTCACTGATAAAGGCTTATCAGCTGTTTATCCACGTACGGGGAAAGGTAAGACGTGGCACCAATATCATGCTGCTTACCACTATGCAACAGGTGATCTTGGCGAAAACGCTAAGGATGATGGGAAGTATTTTGAGACTGAGGGTTTTGGAGCCTTAATTCCTGACGGATGGTACACGATTGAAAATATGGAGGGCAATTTCGTAGCCGAAGAAAGCATCCTTGAATCGGGCGAAAAACCAAAGAGGATATACTCTGTCTTAATTCAGAAGTTTGAAGGTGGCTTGATAAAGAAAAGTGGAAATGTTCTATTCATAGTGCGTGATAGGGCTGTAAACTTCTGCGACGCAGAGGGCAAGCTGGTACCCGTTCAGAACGGCTACTTGCAGAACTATCCGTTTGACAACTCTCTGTAACTATAGTGCCACGATGCTGACACTATGGCGACACGCTTCCATCACTATGGTGACAGAAGAGCGTTCCAATAGCAAGAGAAAACGACCATGAGGGAAATCCTCTGGTGTCATAATATATTAATCATTTAATACTTATAGTCATGGAGAAAAAATTGAATTTCATTCTGAAAGAACAAAAGATGATGGTTGGTCCAATGAAAGGCAAGAAGGTGTTCATCGCCAGCCCTACCGACCGCCGTCGAGTATCGCATCGCAGTTTCTGTGAGGAGGTGGCTCGTGCAACAACGTTCACCGGTGCGGAGGTTGAAGCCGTATTGCGTCTGGCTGCTGAGACGGCTAAAAAGCATGTTGAGAGTGGCGAGACGGTTGACTTTGGCGACATCGGTTCACTAACCCCATCGTTCAAGTCAAAGGCTGTTGAGCGTATCGAGGACTTCAACGCTCAGAAGCACATCGTGCGCCCTGTGGTGAAACTTCGTCCGTCAACTCGTTACTTCACCCTCACAGGTGTCACCTATGAGCGTGTCGTTGTTGGCGCAAAACCTGAGAAGGCAAACCCTTCCGGCAGTGGTGAGGGTCATGCTCCTACAGCATAAGGAGTTGGATTGTATTTATGGATAACAAAGTCCCCTCCCCTCGTTCTTAGGCGGAGGGGGCGATAAAACAAAAGGATAACAAAATGAAGAAGATTTTAGATTGTATTTACGGATTCTTTGGGAAACTCGCATCTATCGGCAGCGACAAGTACCTGCATTTGCTTGTAGGTCTTACCATGGCGTTTACACTTGGTAAGTTGTTTGCACACGTTGAAGCGTGGGCGTATCCAGCTATTGTTGGTACGCTGCTTCTGATGGTTGCAAAAGAGTGTGTTGATTATTACCTCCGTGGTGAGCAGTTTGACTTTAAGGATATAGCTGCTGGTGTGGCAGGTGCAGTTGTCGGAGTAATACTTTGTCTGCCATGAACTACTTAGAACAATTTAAATATATTTTATGCGCTGTGTTTGGCGCATTGCTGTCCTTTTTCTTTCCACTCAAAGACTTCGTCTATGCGATGTTAATCTTGTTTTTTGTGAACTTCGTCTTTGGTGTGATCGCTGGTCAGCTTCACGGAGAAGAATGGGAGCTTCGAAAAGCACTCGTATTCTTTGTTCATTGTACCCTTTTCTTTGTTCTTATGGTGGCAATCTTTTCGACTGGGTTCTTTATGCACTCGTCTGAAGAATCGTTAGGTATCGTGAAGGTTCTATGCAGTATAGCCATTTGGTTTTACTCTACGAACATCGTCCGCAATTGGCGATTGATGCTGGTTGAAGGTACTATTATGTGGAGGATTGCAGACTTCATTTACTATATCCTCACTTTGAAGATGGTAGAGAAGATACCATTCCTTAGCGGGTATCTGAAAACTACACACGTGGATATTGATAGCAAAAAGGGGAGTATCGAGTAACAGATAGTTATAACTCAATATTTAATTAATTAATTATTAAAAACATGGAAACAGTAAGACTTGGAGAACAGAGTGAAGGTCACGAGGATGGTCTTTCACGTATTAACGTTAAAAGCGATTTTCCGCTTGCAATGAAGTTAATCAAGAATGGGCAGGAAGTACCATTCCCTGAGACGGACTTCAGCGTCACAGCACGCACTGAGGGCGGGCTCTTGGTTTACAAGGCAGGCAGAAAGAACGGCATTTGCAAGCACTGCAAGCAGGATGGCGACCGCATGATTATCTTCTTTGACAATCATGGGCTTGGCAAAGGTCGTGTGGTTATCGAGTGCGTCATTGACACGCCTGATGCAGACTACACCGAGGATGGTATCAGACAGGAGGTGTACAAAGCAAAGTCGCCTATCGTGTTGGTTGACGATGATGGTGACGCATTAGATTTACGTTTGCCTGAGCCACGTGTCGTTGAGAAGGTCGTTGAGAAAGAGATAGACCACTACACCGATTTGCAGAAGAAGGCAGCTGAGTGGGTAACGTCTGTGTTGAACAATGAAGAGGATGATTTGGATGAAGAGGATGATTTGGATGAAAAGGCTAAAACGGATATTCTTGGATACATATTAGGGAATGTTCACTCAATTTATCCAATCTCTAGGGCTGCGTTTAAAAATTCTATTCCTCTTATGAATGGTACTCATGAAACTGACCCCGACTTTGGAATAAAGTTGGAGATTACTAAAATTGCATTCACTTTAGGACTTGGCAAGCTGGGACAACAGGCGTTCTACCAGATGGACGCACCAAATTTGGATTTAAAATTGAATTTCTTCTTTGATTGTCCTTATCAGTTTTATCAAGTTTTCGCTGAATCCAAAGTCAATAGTCTTACTCTTGATGTAGAGGAGGAAGATGAATTGGTATCAAACATTCAAGATATAGCTGCAAGAGTACAATTCTATAAAGATGCTATGCCTTTCTACGGGCTATCGGCTAAAAAGCTAACTATACTTAACGACTCCTCGTCACATGCAGATAAGGGGTGGATTTTCTTAGCGTCTTTAGAGGACACAAATATTGAGTGTGTTGAGGCAAAGTATAAAAGTAATATTCAGAAAGATAAATTTGCTAACAATGACAGATTATACAGCATAGACTATATAATTGATAATATCCTTGCAGATGTATCAAGTAGTGAGACAAAGCCACGTCTAATCTTCCGCAACTACAAGGGTGTGGCAACAGAGGAGTTGAAGCAGAAGGTGCTTGCTAAAGGCTATCCATCTGTTGAGTTCTATCTCGGTGACGAGAAGATGTTGTAAACGTGACTTAACAATTAAAACATTCTGTAAACTTGCTCTATTATGGCGAGTTTACAGAAATGTTTTCATAAAAAGATTAACACATGGCAAACTTTACAATAGGCGAGTTGTCGTATTCGGCAACCGCAGAGAATTTAGGGATTAACAATTCCCCTGACACTATCACTCGGGTACACCTAACAGAAACAATACGCCTATTAGAGTGTATCAGAGCAGAATGGGAAGATTACTGCAATCAGCATAGTCTTGGTACGCCTGCAATACGTGTGTCAAGTGGTTATCGCTCACCAGAGTTGAACAAGGCTGTAGGAGGTGTGAAGAACTCTGCACACGTTGAGGGGTATGCAGCTGACTTGCAGCCTGTCAATGGTAAGCAAGATGAGTTTGAGAAATTCTTTGCAAATGACTTCTCAAAGATGGGTTATGCTTACGACCAAATCATCATCGAAAGGTCTAACACATCTCGCTGGGTGCATGTAGGCTATAAACGTGCGGATGGAAAGCAAAGAAGACAATGTTTCACATTAAAAGTATGATCGTATGGACGATAAGGAAATTAAATACTACGTGTATTCAATATTAATCATCATTGGGTTACTCTCGCTTACTGCAATTTGCATGACAAGTTGCTCTGATAAGAACTTTACGGAACTACATTCAACTCGCACTGACACTGTTTACGTGACAAAGAAAGACAGCGTAAATCTCAAGGATAGCCTTGTTGCTCGACAGGTGATTAATGTTCGCGATAGTATTAGTATTCACGACAGTGTGGTGATAGTTCAGGATGAACAAGGCAACGTTAAGGAACGACTGATTGTTCGCTATCGTGACCGCTGGCATGCAACGCAGGATAATCTCACGCTTCAACGGCTGTTAGCCCACTATAAGGCAAGTAATGACATTTTGCGAGCGACAAGGAAAGAACGCATTGAAGTTCCTGTACCAGTAGAGAGGAAACTATCTCGATGGGAGAAGCTAAAGATGGATGTCGGCGGTTGGGCTATCGGGGCAATGTCAACTTTTCTACTTGCAATCATTGGCTATATCGTTATTTGGCTGTTAAAGAAGTATAGGAAGATTTAACATGTTAATCCTTGCAAATTCTTGAACAACTTGCAAGAAATTCTAAAAACATATAGAATAAAAGTAGTTGATTAATTTGTGTTTTTCAATATAATTCACTAATTTTGTAGGAGTTAGGTATTGAATTTGCTTTGAATTGATTTGATTTAGGTTTTTAGTTATTAAGGTAAGATTAGGATAACCCTGCAATCCGTGAGGACGAGCAGGGTTTTTCGTATAAACAAAAAAGGGAGCACCTACTTGGCACTCCCTTTCTTGTAAATTCTGAACTTTTGTACCACGATGTTTAGTGGCACATTCATAAGGTCATTTGACCTTGCAAATTCCATTAATTCTTGAAAATCTCTCTTTCCCATATTTTATCTTTTGATTGTTAATACTTTGCCTACAATTGCCTTATCGAAAGTCACCCCATCAACGGTAATCTTTTCCGTCCTGTTGTGAAATGAAAGGGTGACGAAATACTGAGCATTAATGTTTTTCTGCTCATAAGGCAAGACACCTTTATCTATCGTTTCGTAGTGTTCGGGTATCTCCGATTTCTCGATAACTATTCCCTTTATAACCCTGCCACTGCTATGCACATAAACGGCAAATCCAAATGTAGCTATAGCTACAACAGTCATTATACAAAACTTCGTTCTACTCATTCTGCTTTCTTTTTAGTTAAACCTAATTCCTTTGCAAACTCTCTCAGCTTTGTCAGTCCACATCCGATAAAGGCAGCGAGTTCCTTGTTTGTCTTCAAGTGATAATTCTCACGTAGATAGTCTGCTTGTCTATCAGTGAGTTCATATTTCTTGTGATGTTTCTTGTCCCACTCCATCATGTGGCGATCGGCTTCCATCCGTGCATCCTTATTAAGCGCAAGAGCCGCTTCTCCGCTTTCATTGAGATACTTCTCTGACACAAGATGTATCTCAATCACATCAAGGGAGCGTCTGCAATTCTCGTCTTTGTTAAGGTCGATATTCACACAATCCTTACAGAGTATCTCCTCAACCTGTCCCCATGCTTGGCGGACAGAGTGAAGTCGTGCAGGCTTAAAGGTAAGCCCGAAGTTTACAGGAGGACAAGATGGGCAGCCTTCGATGAATTTATCGAACAACTCTACCGAATGGTTGATAAGTTCGTATGCAAGGATAATATATGACTTTAAGTCACTGTCCTTTATAAAGTTTCTATCAAGTACTCTTTTTATCGCTTGCCGAAACAAAAAGACGTGTGGCTTTAGCCTTTCATCAACACTATCGAGGAAGTCCACGTAAAGCCGCCGTTTATCTATTTCTGCATTCTGCATATCCTGCATATTGAGTTTCTCAAAGACATCATATCGAGATATAGCGTCCTTGCAAGCTTTCTTCACTCTTCGCTTGTATAGTCCTGCTTCTTGGATTTTCTCTATTGCATCCAACATATAGGTATGTGCGATGTCGTTCGTTCCTCCTACAATGGTATGAAATAGAGATGAGACGTGGTTAAACGTTTCTCGGTGTTTCTGTGTTACCTTCATGAAGTCAACCAATTCCTTTTTAGCTAACCTCTTAGCGTCAAAAACATTACTCATGTGCTTATTTCCCACTTTTGTTAATCATTTCAGATGCAGCAGGTCCATATACTTGCCATAGATCGCTCTCGTATTTCACAATGTGATCGCCAATTCGTGCAATCGTGCGACCTTTGGTGTGCGTGCTTTTAAGAATTGCCGCAGGTTTACCTCCTGCATCTTTCGTCACTGCCATCACACACGGCAGATTGTAAATATCGTTGATGTTCTTTCCGTTAAAATGGATATCGAGAATTACTTTCATTGTTTATCTGTTTTGTTAAACCATTCGTTATATAGTTCATTTTTTCGTGTTTCGTAGTCGATGCCACGATACTCGTTTTCTAATCTTGCAATCTGCCTAAGCTTTGCCTTGACACAGCGAGGAAAGAACTTTTTATTTATCTTCTTCGCCTGCCCAACAAGTGCGGCTCGTCTTTCTGTGTATTCCTTTTCTGTCATAATATTGCCCGTATCAGAGAACGTTAGCGCATACTCATTCGTTTTTTTAGTGTGTTAGTATCTAAGCCTTATAGGGTATCAAATCTTTTGCTTCTTCCTCCCACATATCACCCTCGTTTCCCTCGAAGTCAAGGGAAACAGTTCCGTCGCTTAGGTTTGAAAGCGTAGAATAAAGTCCAACGACTATCATAGGGAAGCCGTCATCTTTATTGCAGACTTTATCACCGATATTAATCTTACGAATATCCATGCTTACTCTCCTATCTCCTCGTGGTACTTTCGCAACGTCTCTTTCACACGCTTTGCAGCTTCATTCGTTTGCTCTTCGGTACGGAAATAATTATAAGAATCATGACACTTTTGTTCCCAAGTCTGGTAGTCGTCACGTTCATGAGTGGCTCTAAGGTAGCAGTTTAATCTGTGGTAGATGTAACCTTTCTTTGCTCTCCACCTAATCTTTTCAACTTTCTTTTCTTCTGCATTCCATTTTAACCCTTTCTCTTTCAGCTTGTCAAAAAAGAGTTTCTTTTCTTCTTCGGTGGCGTGGCGAAAGAACTCGGTATTCCAGCGTTCATTACCCGAACCTACATTATTATAATGAGAATCAAAGCATCTTATGTTGTAATTGCTTACATCTTTGAATATCAACACCGTATTATCATAGATGCTACAAAGCACATCCCCGTCCTTGAACTCCTGTACTTTCTCTTTTTCTTCTTTCTCAATTTCGATAATTCTGTCCATAATAATTGCCTTGCAACCCTCAGGAATGGCAATTGTATCACCACATTGTAATTCTACTTTCATAGTTTGTTTGTTTTATATATTTTCTCTATAGCTTTAAATATCTCAAATGCCACTTGTGGAACCCATGCGTTTCCTAACGCTTCGATGCTTTTGCTTCGCCATTTTGCGAAAGAAATGGTAAGGTCAGCCACTCTAAAGGGTAACCCATCATCTCTGTTACATACAGGGGATTGAGTTGGGAAGTTCCGCCACCAATTTTGTGGGCAATCTGCTCTGCCAAATTGGCTTTTGGCTTGCCATGTTTCTTCAGGGTATCCATTGTCATACCTGAGCGCATTCCATCCTTTGCCATTGGTGTTAAAAGAAGTCCTGAACATGCCATTGCCGTCAGTCCTTTCCCCATTTGACTGTTTGCATTGTACTTTGTTGTCCACTTCGTTCCCTCCGAC